GCGTAGGCAGCGGACGCTGCCTACGCTGCCTACGCTGCCTACGCTGCCTCCGCTGCCTACGCTGCCTACGCTGCCGACTCTGCCTCCGCTGCCGACGCTGCCGACGCTGCCTCCGCTGCCTCCGCTGCCTACGCTGCGAAAGTGCGCGAGCAATACGGCGATCTGCTGCGGCAGAAAGCCCTCGAAGCATTGGATGCCGTTTTAGCGATATGAGGGCTTACATCACCCTTGCCTTTGTGGAGATAGCCTAGATGGGTGGTTACGCTCTGGACGCAACAACGCGGGCCTTTGCGGCCTCGTTGCAAGGCTTGCAGGTTGCCAATCCGCTTCGTGGCTTGCGCTTACCGCAGACGCAACAGAGCCCGCGCTTTATGGCACGGGCCCTGAAGGCGGCGACCTTCTCGGTGCTAGAGAGGGGCATTTATAGGCAGACCTCCTCCCAGGGCTCCAATCCACCCGCCGCGATGGTTTCACGGATCTCGGCGCGTTCCGCCATGAGCTTCTGGACGAGTGGTTCCGGGGCTCCCGTTTCGCGGAGAACCGCCAAGTGATGCGCGTCGGTCTGGTTATGCTCGAAGCGGGCCTTCGTGGTGTTGGGGTAGGTTTCAGGCTTTCCCGAGCAGTTACAGGTGAGGGTTGCTGGCTGTGAGTTCTTCATGTCTCCATGTTACTGTAACCAGGGGCAGAATGTCAAGCCCTGTGATCCGCGTCGTGAGTTTATTTTGCGGCCTGGGCGGCTGGGATATGGGGCTATACGCCGCCGCGGATGCGCTAGGCATCGAGGTAGAGGTCGTGGCCGCTTACGACTCTTGGCCGAAAGCGGTTGAGGTTTACAACGCCAACCTCCCGCATCCCGTGGCCGAGGTGCGCGACCTCAAGCAGGTGCAGCGCGAGGACTTGCCGCCGCACGACCTGGTGATCGGCGGACCGCCTTGCCAACCGTTCTCGATGGCGGGGAAGCGCAAGGGCCACGATGACGAGCGCAACTGCCTGCCCGACTTCCTGCGGCTGGTGGGCGACTCTCCCTACGTCATGGAGAACGTGGTGTCGCGGCTGATTAACGCGCCCTGGAGCGAGAAGTTATGTGCGGCAGACTTTGGGGATGTCACCTCGCGCAAGCGTTGGTTCTACTCAAACTACTTGCTGCATATTCTGCCGACGCCCGGGCCTCGCCGCATCCGCGATATACGCGACCACGCCGAAGATGAGCGCGTGCTCGTAAAGCGCGGAGTCTGTAAGGCTGGAAAGCACGGACACTACGACTCCTACGACTCCCTCGACTCCCTATCCGCACACTCATGGCACGGGCACGACATACGGGGCAGCGGGAAGCTGTTACCGATTGGGCACAAAGCGATTTGTGGCGAAGCCGGTGTGCTTGGTAGTCTAACACGCACGCATCATCACGGGTCGAAGAACGATGGCTACGGGCAACCCACCAAGGACGTTTATTTACGGCTCGGGCTACGCGGCAACTCGGCCTCGGCCTCGGCCTCGGCCTTCGAGGATGATGAAACGCTCGGCTCGGTTTTGGCAAACTCTTTTCACGGAAACGAAGCATCAAAACTGGTCGGATGCCGCAACCCATCGCTCCTGGAGATGGCGCGAGCGCACAGCATCCCTGATACGTTCGATTGGTGCGGCGCAACTAAGAGCGATCGCGGAAAGATGATCGCAAATTCCGTGCCCTGCGGTATGGCCGCCGGCGTATCTTCTGCGATTCTCCGCGCTCTCACCGGAAAGGTAGCCGCATGAACCTCGCCACCCTCTTTGCCGTCCTCATACTTGCGGGATGCCGATGAACTACCGATGCGTTGTGATTGACCCGCCTTGGCCCGAGCGTGGAGCTGGGAAGGTGAAGCGTGGCGCTGACCGCCATTACGCGCTGCTCTCGGTCCAGCAAATCGTTGAACTGCTGGAAGAAGAGATCGAACCGAAACTTGCGCCGGACTGCCACTTATGGCTTTGGACGACGAACAATTATCTCGAAGCGGGGCTTCTCGTCATCAAAAAACTAGGCTTTCGGTACGTCACGAATCTTGCTTGGGTAAAAGACCGAATCGGGCTAGGTCAATACTTGCGCGGCCAGCACGAACTCTGCCTGTTCGCTGTTCGCGGCGAGGCGATGATGCCCGAGCACCGCACGACGCCGAGCGTTCTCTTTTGCCCCAAGGGGCCTCATTCGATGAAGCCTCAACTCGCGTTCGACTCGATTACGAACGTAAGCCCCGCTCCAAGGCTTGAGGTTTTCTGCCGAACGAAACGGCCCGGCTGGGATGCGTGGGGCAACGAGGTTGAGGATACGCTGCTAACGATCGGAGAGTCCGCACGATGACACGCCTACTCTTGGTGCTGCTCCTCACCGCCTGCCAGCCCTTTCTGCAGATTCCACCGCAATGCGGTGTGGACGTATCGCCCAGCAACTGCGCGAGCGAGAGGGGTGCGCGATGAGTGAGGTTTGCAAAAACTGCCACGGCGCAGGTTTCACCTGGGAGGCCGACTGTTACGACGACGGGTCGCTCTCTCGTTCCCTCTCAGCCGAACCATGCACCGAGTGCGCCCCACCCTCCACCTCAAGCGAAAGTGAAAGCGATGAGTAAAGCAGACACACCGTTGACGGAACGAGTGATTGACGCGATAGAAAGCCTGGAGTGCGCTTCGGTGCGTCTACGAGAAGGCGTAGAAGGGAAGGGGCAATACCTCGGCAGCGCAGACGCGTGCGACCGCGCCGTATCCGTTCTTCGCGCCCTCCAATCAACGCTCGATAGACTCTCTGAGCCTGGGGAGGGGTGTCGTGGGTGCGGCGGCATCATCGGACCGTATTGCGTAGAGTGTGGTGAAGCCGCCGCACAGCAACAAGCGGGTAGTCCCAAGAAGAAAAGTGAGGAATGAAACGTGAGTGACTCGCGCAAGAAAACGCCGATTCACGGCATCTGCACCTACAAGCCTGGCGAAATGAAGTGGTGGCGTAATCGTGTTGCGCGTGTGCTGCGCCGTTTGGCAAAGCTCGACCCCGAGAATGCCCCGACATCAAAGAACGTCGTGGAGCGATGGAGCGCGCCAGACGACGGTAAGATTTACGACCCTGGTTGGGCGAAAGGGCTTCGCAAATGAGCAGAACCAACGCCCCCTACACCTCCGAGGACCTTGCTGCGCTCCCGAAGATTGCGGAGCGGTTGCGTGAGTTGCCCCCCGTTTTCGCGACTTCCCATGTCCCGATTCTGAACTGCTTTAAGACGCGACGTTGCCGGGACTGTAAAGAACGGCTTATCGCCGCCGACGCGCTTCTCAAGGCACACGCTGAGATAGTGAGGTTGCAGGGGTGAAGATTATTGGAACGCCGTGCCCCTATTGCGGAGGCACTCGCGGATGCGACCGAACTTGCAACGACTGCGGGCGAACGTCGTGACTAATCAAAGCCGCTTTGGAGGGCAAATAATGGCTGCTGATTTAGTGGAGCAGTTCAGCGATGAAGAGATTGACGGCGACCTTCGCGTCCTGGCAAACACCTCTGCCTGCGTTGACCTCGGGGACGCGCGACCGTATCTAAAGCGTGTCCTCGCCACGATAGACGACCGCGACCGCGAGATTGCAGAGTTGCGGCATCAGCTAGACAAAACCGCCATCCTCGGCTTGCGTCTGTGTGACGAACGGGATGCGGCCATTCGCCGCGCCGAACGCTTTAAGCGAAGGTCCCACGACGCAAACGCCACCATTGCAGAGTTGCGGCAGCGTGAGAGGGCGGTGCTCCTGAAAATGCAAACGATTCTCGCGTTTTGCGATGCGGCGGACGGAGCAGCCCCCGAAGATTGCTGGATGACCGTAGACGAAATCAGAATCAAGGCCCGCGAGGCGCTTAACCTTTTGAGCGACGCCATACTCGATAAGGCCCCAACAGAAGCGAAGGCCGAACCCAGTGGGTACCATTCGTGCGACGGTGCTTGCTGCGAGAAAGTACCAGGCAAATACTGCGCCGACGACGACTGCAACTGCGGAGCGGCTGGCAACCATGCAGCAGAAACGAAGGCCATGGAGGGAGAGCGATGAGTGAGATTTGCCCGCAACCGTGTATCGACATCCCCTGCGCGAACGTGAGGGCCGCGAAATGAGTGTGAAGCCGCCGCCGCAAGATGAAGATGGGTTGGCCGCAGAACGCCATCGAACGAATAGGGCGCGTTTACCGGAGCGCCTTCGGTGCGGGATGGTCCTTCCCACCGCACAGCTAGAGCAACTGCTCAACGAAGGCGCTGACGAGATCGAACGCCTGCGCGATGCGTATTTAGAGTTGCGTCACGATACCGCTCCCTCAACCACCAGCAACTGCGCGAGCGTGAGGGGTGCGCGATGAGTGAGCCACGATGCGATGAGTGCGACTCACCAAACAACGTAATGACCGCGATCTCCGACAATATTTGGATTTGCGTGGAGTGTGGCGACCGTATAGAAAGGGAGATCGAACGAATGCGGGACGGCTACCAATCTCCACCCTCCACCATAGAGAAGCCGTCTAGCGGAGGTAAAGCAGAGTGAGCAAAGCAGACACACCGCAGCCGTTGTCGCCGGAAGAAGTCGAAGCGATACACCGCTGGCCGACCCGCGTGACCGTAAGCGGCGAAGGGCGCGTGCCAGATGCCCGCTCGATAACGATGGACGAACTTTGGTGGGTGCGCATCCTCGCCACCATCGACAACCTCCAATCAACGCTCGATGGACTCTCTGAGCCTCGGACAAGCGATATGATGGTTCGTGTACGCGGCGACAAGACCGGCGTCCGCATCGAGGAGTACGACTCAGACGGCGTTATTCAAGACTTCGTGTTTACTCCTATAGAGGGTGAGCGATTCGCGAAAGAGATGTCTAAGGCGGCGCACGTTGCCGCGCACGCCAAACAAGCGTTGACTGACGCCGAAGCCTCGGGCGCGCATTACTACGCGCCAGCCCTAGCCGCCGCACAGCAACAAGCGGGTAGTCCCAACAAGAAAAGTGAGGAATAGAAACGTGATTAGGTTTTTCGCCCGCGTGTTTTGCGGGATTTTCGGGCACCGTTACGGCCTCGCGCCGGGGTATCCATCCGCAACAGACGACCGCATTTACGAGTGCAAGACTTGGGGTTGTCGGGATTGGCACGGATGAGCAACACCAACGCCCCCTACACCTCCAAGGCCCATTTTCATATCGTAGCGGGACCCGAGTCCCAGTTCGTTTCGTCGCCCATCGCGACGTTGCGTAAAGCAAGGAATCGTTTAGTGGCGGTAAAAAGCCCGAAACATATCGTTGAGTGTAGCGCCGCCACAAGGGCCGATTTCTGCGAAAGCGTTTTTGACGGTTCTATTCTTCGAGCGAAGGTGGTTACATGAGCTACACCTCCGAGGACCTTACTGCGCTCCCGAAGATTGCGGAGCGGTTGCGAAACAATATGCCGCACAATCATATTGGCGACCCCGCTGGACTGGGCGACCCGATTCTCTACTGCACAAGTTGTTGCGAAAGGCGCGAAGCCGCATCCGCGCTACTCAAGGCACACGCTGAGATAGTGAGGTTGCAGGGGCGGCTAACGAGCGTTACCGCGTTCGCTGATAGATGGGACGCAGACGGCGTGATAGGCACAGCCGAGTGGTGTGAACTGCGCCAAACCGCAAGCCGCTTGGAGGGCAAATAATGCATGAAATGACGCTTCGTTATATTGCGGGATTCTCGCTATTGGTAGCGGTTCTGTTGGCGCTATTTTGCCCCGTAATAGCCCAGGCACTATGGATTTTGAAGAAACGTTTGGACGCTCATAGCCTACAAAAAAGCGCAAGGTATTCTCCACCCAAAGACGACCCGCGCTTGGAGGGCAAATAATGGCTGCTGATGAGTTTTGTAATCCGAAGAAGTTTTTATGGTGGACGTACTCGGCCCACGACTGGCAAGATTTTCAAGGCATGAACTGGGATTTGCCCGGCTATTCCCGCTGTAGACTATGCGGAAAGGAGAGCCGATAAATGGCTGCTGATTACGCCTACGCCTGGAAGAATGGCCCGCGATGGGCCTTTGAGTTTCTACGCTACCGCAAAGGGCGCGGCATTAGTTACGGTATGGCGGTGTTGGGATTCTTGCGAACACTTTGGCTGACGCTCGTCTGCGGTCATATCTGCGAAGCCTGTCAAGAGTGTGGGCGAGCGTACCTGCTTTGGTGGGCACCGGACGACCTTTACGCCACGGTTACGGGACTAGAGAAGCGCGGCGGCTCTTATTCTCCTGGACTCTTTTGCCTCGACTGTTTCGACCGCAAGGCTAGGCGCAAAGGGATTCACCTTCGCTGGAAACCGGAGGCTTGCAAATAATGGCTGATGATTTAGTGGCGCGGCTGGAAGCCGTTGCGGAGCGTATAGACTTTATCGCGCCCGGGATGGCGGGTTGGGACGACATGACGGAAGGTAAGATATGCCGTAAAGCCGCCATCGAGATTGCAGAGTTGCGGCAGCAGCGCGACCATGCAATAGACGAAGGCAACGCAACGTCTAAACTTTACGCAGAGTTGCGGCAGCGTGAGAGGGGCCTGCGCCGAGAGCGGATTACAGGCAAAGAATACGTCGAAGCGTCAGAAGCCATTTTGACTGAACTTAAGTACCAGGATAGTCTTGAGCGCAGAACAGACGATGAGGCCAAAGACGTTCCGGGATTTCTCACTCTGCTCCGGCGGTACACCCGCATAGTTGAAGACTCTTGGTCTGATAATCCTGGGACCCCGCAAGAAGATGGCTCCGTACAGGTGGAGCAGGCGTTACACGGATTGCGAAAACTAGCGGCCATTTGTGTTCGAGCCATGATATATAACGGCATACGAGCCCGCGACATACTCGATGAGGCCCCAACAGCATGAGTAACACCTTTCTCCGCGCTCTCGACCACGGTGGCGAACCGAGCGATGCGGAAGTGGAAGCCTTCATTGTCGTCGCAAAGCGACGGGAGAACATTGCATGACCGACGGCCATAAGATCGGCGCCGAGATCGAAGCCATACTCAAGAAGCACGTCGGAAAGTTAATCAGCGCGAGCGAGCACGACGTTCTCAAAGCACGCATCCGCGACGAAGTGCTCGACTATCTTCGCGGGCATTACACGCCGATCAACTTCGGCGCCAAAACCCTCGACGACGTGGACGTAACGTTCAATAACGATCCGGCGGTACTCGCGGCGGGCGTGCTCGATCTCCGGTTCGTGCCGGCGACCGAACGCGGCCGCCAATGGCTCGCGTCGTTAATGGCGCAGGAGGGCGGCAAGACGACCGAGTAAATCCACGGAAATCAGTAGTGCCGCCCGAAAGGGTGTGAGCCAAGGGAGACCGACGTGGACGGCGACGATCAACCGACGAGCAATCGTTCATCATTGGACGACGCGAGCTCGTTTTACGACCTAGACCATTCGTGGAAAGGCACCAAGCTCCCAAGCGGCGGCGGCATCGACGCCTTCTTCGCCCCCCTGGTCAAACAGCACAACGACGCCCTGGCCGACGAAATGAAGCGCCAGGGCGTTTCGCGTCCCGAGGATATCCGCACCACCAACCGGGGCGCCTACGAGAACGTCGAAGCCCGGCAGCGCCAGCTGCAAGCCGAAGGCTACACCATGGCCGAGGCCCGCCAGATCGCCCGGGACGAAAACCCGCAGGCCATCGCCGATACCGAGAAGGCGACCGATCCGATCGGCGACCGAATCGAAAACATTATGGGCGTCAACCGGCGCGTCCATGCCGGCGGCGGGGGCGGCAACGTCACGAAGATCAAGCAAGAGCCGATCTTCGAGCCCTGCAAGACCTGCGGCGGCCACGGCGTCGATCTCAAAGCCGCAGCGGCCATGCCGAAAGATCGGCGCTTCGCCCTCGAATCGTTGCCGGTCTGCATCAAATGCAAAGGCGAAGGCAAGGTCAAGGTCGGGAGCCGCACCGTCATGGTGCAGTTGCTCGGGGCCAAGTCGGCCGGCGGCGGGGGCGGCAGCGGCGGCGGCAAGATGAAGCGCGACAAGAAAGGCGGCGCAGCCTACGGCGAGGGGTACATTCTCGCCTCCTACGGCGGCCGCTACGAAACGATCGAAGAAGAACCCCGCACCGAATTCCGAACGGCACGCGTCACGCAATCGACCGACGAAGTGCTCGACGAGCTCGAACAGGAGACCGGCGTCAACACCGCCGGCCTTTTAGCTGCGGTCGCGACGTTGCGCAAGAAGTGCCACGATCCCAACGCTCAGATCGCGCTCGCTATGCTGCTCGGCGTCGCGCCGGCGCCCAAGCAGCGCCGCGCCTCGTGAATGCCGCCGCCTGATCGGAAGATCTTTGGGATACCGGATGGGCGACACAATAGCGATTGGTGGGACGCCGATCATATCGTGCCGATCATCGAGGGCGGCAAGAACGAGCTCGCCAACCTGCGCACGCTCTGCCTCGCGTGCCACCGAGGCCACACCGCAGCGCTCGCGCGACGCCGAGCCGACGCGCGCAAGGGAAAGATCGCGTTACTGTGATCGCCTGGCCGTGGTTGGTCTTTGCCTTTTACGTCGGCGTCGTGGTTGGCGCTTGCGTTGTCGATGAATTGAAAATCCGTAACGATCGCCACTAAAGGAAGCGCGTCTCGGAAAACGCCGGGCTGAGACTTTCGATCGGCAATCGAATGCTTGACAGACACGCCAGCGCCAGGTTAGTATCAGCGCCAGAGGCCGAGCCCTCGACCGTGTGTCACACGGAACTCACGAACGGAACTGCGTAGCGGGTCCGTTTTTTGTTTAACGTTGAACGCAGGGAGCAAGCGGCGTTTCACGGTAACAGCGTTGATATGCGTGCGTGTAGCCGTTGCCAAGGGCCTCACGATCGAAACGGTCGATATTGTCGCGCTTGCCATGCGGAATATATGCGTACGTGGCGCCTTTCTCACCCATTAAAAGGCGAGCAGCGACGTAAAGATATCGCGCGAGCGTATGCAAACGTTTATCAGCGGCGCGGTCATTTGAAGCCGCGGCCGTGCGTCGATTGCGGCGACCCGAAGTCGCAAAAGCATCACGAAGATTACAGCAAGCCGCTCGACGTGATCTGGCTCTGCCGATCTTGTCATCTAAATCGACACAAAGTTTGAACTATTTTCCGCCAGATGGCGGGGCCAATCCCCGTCCAGGTTGGTTCCCGCTTACATGAAAGGCCAACCGCCTGTTGATCGCGCCCGGCCTCATCGAGCACGCCTTCTCCGATCGCAAAGTCGCGGTCGTGATTACGTGCGAGCTCGAGCGTAGGGTCCCGCTTCGCTTGATCTTCGGCAGCGGTGCGCCGCATGACGTGTTCCTTACGGTCCGAGTGCCGTATGCGAACGGTTGGACGCTCTCGCTCAACTAGGAGGACGGATGCCCGACGCTCGCGCGTGCAAAAACCCCGAGGTGTGGTGCAAAGTTTGCGGCCGCGGTTACACCGAATCGTCGCTCAAGTTCCACGCCTATGAGAAGCACCCCGGCGTCAAGCGCGCCGATTGGTACTCGGCCCTGCCCGTGCGTCTCGCCGATCTGCCGGACGCCATCGGTGCCGAAACGGATCTCGCGCCGGAACAAGCGGTCGGCATCATCAACGAGCTCGACGTCGATGGACCGCCGCTCTCTGCCGTCCCTGATCTGCCGAAGGTCCATTCGGCCGTTGTGGGTAGAAAGTCGGTGGAGAAAGATACCGTCACGTCGATCTACGCAAACTTGCCGTGGCTCACGTATCCGAAATCGGTTGCCGAATGCGACGACGCCTTGAACTTGCTCGCCGTGGCGATCGAACAAGCCGACCGCGCTCTCCCGTTCTTCTTGAGCTTGCGAGCCATCGCAACGGCGCTCCGTAAGCGCCTCGCCGAAGGAAAGGCTGCCTAAAATGCTATCCGTCCTACTCGCCCTCGCATCCGTACCGTTGCTCCAGATCATCGTTTCGATCATCGTCGTCGGCGTGCTCTTGTGGCTCGTCAACGCCTACATACCCATGGAAGCCGGCATCAAGCGGCTGCTCAATATCGTCGTCATCTGCTTGCTCGTGATCTGGCTGCTCGATATCTTCGGCCTGCTCGCCTTCTTGAAAACCATGCGCGTCTAACGTGCCTGGTCACGATGGCGTGGCGCACCCGGTCATCAAGCGCCCCAAAGGCGCGCAGCCGCTCCCGTTCTGGATCGCCGACGCCTGGGTGCTCGGACACGATCCCGACGGGCGCAACTACCGCAGCACCATCATCGCTCGATCGCGAGCCGAGCGCCGTGAAGGCCTCGTAGTCAAAATCTACGACGACGAGCTCGCCGGCAAAACGGAAAAAGAAGCCAATGCCTACGTCGGCCAAAAACTTGCACGCGCGCTCATCAATCTCGGGTTCGGTTGGTTCGTTCTGAAGCACAAACTCTCCGCAAAGGAATAAATCATGTCCGTCCAAAGTCCGCTCGGCGTCGGCCCCCTCATCGTGAAAGCGATCGGGTACGTCAAAGGCACGCTCGGAACGTATGCCGGCCTCACCGTCATTAGCGTCAGCGGGGGCAATCGGTTCCCGATCTCCCAACTCATCGCTACCGCCGTCAACCAATTCGCAAAAGCAACCGGCGAAGCCGGCGGCACCTGGGCGCTCAACGACACCGCCACGGCCACCATCAACGGGCACGCCACCGTCTACACCGCCGGCGCATCGCCAACGCCGACGAGTGTCATCGCCGGTCTTGCCGCCGCGATCAACGCCGACAGCACCTCCAAGCTCATCGTCAAAGCCACCGCGCTCGGCAACGTGCTCACGGTCCGATCGCTCAACGCAGGCGCCACCGGCGAATACACCTTCGTCCTCACCAAGAGCAGCAGCGGCACCCTCGTCGCCTCCAACGACGAGCTTCAAGTCGGCCAAGGCGAGCCGGGCGCCGGCCTCCCGGCCGATCTCTCGCTCGTGCGCCACATGACCCGCAATGCCGTAGCGCTCGGGTCCGGCGGCGGATCCGGCGTCACCTACGACCAAACGGTCGACAACGCCGTCATTGACTACGTAACGCAATACGGATAATGTCCGACGGCATCAAAGCGGCCGAAGCTATCGTCCGCGATCACGCCCGCGAAAGCGGAGCAATCTCAGCCTTCCTCGACAACTACACACCGGGCGAAAAGGCCGCCGCGCACGTCATGGTCTGGGACCATCGCGTCATCGTCGTCGGCCACAGCCACAATCAAGCCGCCTGCGTAGCTATGAGCTCGGCCATCCAAACCACCGCCGCGATCGCACGAGCGCTCAGAACGGCCGAGAGCGTCGAGCTCTACAAAACCGTCCACGGCGAGCCCGTGTACGATATCATCTTCAAACAAGGCAAGCGATCACGCCTCATCGTCGCCGCCCTACTTTCATCGTTCGCCGGCATTGCCAAAACGGCCGACAAAACCCCAGGCGATGCCATGGTGCTCACCGATCACCGCAAACTGATCCCCGATACCAAAGATGCCGCGACAAACGCCGCTTCTTGAGGCGCACGAAGATAATCTCGATGAAGCCTACAAGCTCGCCGTAGCAGAACGGTTCCTTCACCAAGATTATATCTACCTCGTCGTCGAGCCCAAAGGCAAAATCGGCAAGCATATCAACCTCTGGGAAGATTCGATCGGCGAGGTCGTCGGCCGCAAGTTCTACGACGACCCCGACTTCGGCGACACGGACTACGAAGAAAAAACGGTTCAACCCGATCTCATCCAGCGCCGCACAACCCAAGCCCTCATCGTGCGAATGCGCATCGCCGACGTCATGGAAGCCGTACGGCGCCGTGCCCGAAACGAAATCCGAGAAGAACAGGCGCCGATAACAGCAAACCAAATGCGCGGCAACGGCCGCGCCAATCTCGCGCGCTGACGCGCAAACGAAAGGGCGGCGATGATGCCGTAAATACATGGCTGGACGCTCAAAGGTCAATTGGCTTGCCATCCGTACCGCCTACGTGGTGCAACAATGGACAGCCGAGCGCTGCGCCAAAGAATTCGGCCTCGATCCCACCACTATCAGAAAACGCGCCTCTAAAGAAGGCTGGACCCAAGAACGCCATCGTCTCAACACGCACGCGGAGGACGTTGCTGACGAAGCCGTCCAGAAAGCCGTCAATGATGCCGCTCGCAAGCAGCAAATGGTGCTCGATGGTTTGATCTTGTGGTCGGCGCAGTTCATCCGTGATTCGAACAACGATCTCGGGTTAATCAAGAATCCGTACTCACGGGTTCGAGCTCGCCGCGACGTGATTGAAATGATCGGCACGTTTGCCAAGACGCATCAGATCGCCAATATCGATAGGCCGCAAGAGCGTGATGACACGTTGACGATCGTGCAGCAGCGCGTGGAGCCCTATAAGATCGCCGTTGGCGAAGATGGCCGTGCGATACCGGAGCTCATGCCGCCAGACGATGACGACGGAGAACCCGACGACGATGACTAACGTGATCGGCCGGCACGTTGCCGCCTATGCCGATGCCGAGAACCCGGGCGACTTTTGGTTTCGACCTGGCTACAGCGATCGGGTCATCATGATGCTCTCGTACTTGTGTCCGCAATGCGGCGAGCTTCGGTGCGTGCCGATCTCGCTCTCGCCGGCGACGAATCGGTGGGATTGGGATGGCGAGTACGATCGCCCAACGCTCAAGCCGTCGATCCGTCAAATGGACGGGTGCCAATGGCACGGATGGCTCACGAAAGGCATCTGGGTAACGGCGTGATCGTTCGCCTGCAACACCTGCCGGCGCAAGACGACTTCTACAACGCGCAAGAAGATCAGATCTCATTCATCGGTGGCCTCGGCTGCGGCAAGACGCGCGTGGCATCCGACGACGTACTGCGCACCGCTGCAATGTATCCGCATTGCGGTAAAGGCGAGCGCACACCCGGCATTGCGATCTGCTCGAACACCTTTCAGCAGCTGATCGACGGTACGATGGCCACCTTCTTCGAGCGATGCGAGGAGAATTGGAAGGTCCATTATGTCGACCGCATCCGCGCCGAGCACAAGATCTACATAAAAGAGTTTGACGCCTGGATCGGCGTCTATTCGGTTGACGAACCCGACAAGTTCAAATCGTACGAGTTCTGCTACATTTGGATTGACGAAGCGCAAGCCGACACGTGGAACAAGCCGGCCTACGACAAACTGATCGGCCGTCTGCGTGGCACCGTACGCCAACGCAAACTCTATCCAGACATGGAACTCCGCGTACGCATCACGGCTAACCCGCCGTGGACAATGGATCATTGGCTCGTTGATCTCAACACCAAGAAGAATGCCGAGACCGGCCGCGCGCCGTCACGGCTGATCACCGCGAGCACGTACGACAACCCGTTCTTGCCGGCGCAATACATTCAGCGCCTCAAAGAGAACTTCGACCCCGAGCTCGCCGAGATCGAAATGGGCGGCAAGTTCGGCGATATCGGCTTCGGCCGCATCTTCCGCCGCTTCTCCCGCAGCAAGCACGTCTTTGATGCCGAGCGCGCCGAGAAGTATGGCCTGCCGCCGATCGTCGCCGACCCGAACCTGCCGATCTGCTGGTCGCACGACTTCAACGTCGATCCGCTCTGCTCGGTGATCTTCCAATGGCGCCGTATCAGAGTGAACGGCTTCCAACGCGTGGTCATGTACGTGCTGGACGTGATGCAAATCCGTAACTCGCTCGTGGAAGAAGCCGTCAAAGAGTTTCTCAATCGCCGGCCGTACGTCAAGATCGCACGGCGCCGTGGTTTGATTCTGTACGGTGACGCCACCGGCAATACGCAAACCAACCGGCAGACCGGCCTTACGGACTTCGAGGCGCTCACGCAAGAGCTCGAACGCAACGATCTCTGGGGTTCGATCGGGCAGAAGCAAGTCGGCATAGCGAACCCCGAGCGCATCGCTCGGTACGCCGCCGGCAATCGGATGCTCGAAGATTCAACCGGCAAGATCGGTGTCGTGATGAACGAAGGCACGACCGAACCGCTGGTCATCGACCTGGAACGAATGTTCTACAAACCTGGAACTCGCAACGTCGAGATTCCCAAATACAAAGATGGCAGACCCACGAAGCTCTTTACTCACTTGGCAGACGCGTTCTCGTATCCGATCGCACAGGACTTTCCGGTGCGCGTAATCGAGAGCGCCGAGCCTACAACGTCGAGGTAAAACAATCATGGACGGCAATATCGGCAACGATTTCAACGAGCAGATCAAGGAAGGGCTCGAGGATCAAGAAGGCGTCGGCGACAATCAGGTCACGGACGGCACCGGCGTTGAGAGTGCCGATCAGACGCAAGACCGGCTTCGTGGCGAAGGCCCCGGCGCGCAAGGCGACGGTCCCCAGGAAGATGACCCGATCACCGGCCGGCAGGGCATCGATCGGCCTTCTGCCGGTGCCAAGAGCGGTGCAGAGACCGAGTACGATCCCAACCGCGCCAACGCGGCCGGAATGGGCGAAGGCGCCGGCCATGCGCCGGTCCCGCACGAGCAGGACCGCACCCGCGACAAGGTGATCGAGCTCAATCCCGACGAGACCGAGCGCACCGATGCCGACACCGGCTTCGACGAGATCGACAACGTGCGACCGGGTGACGCCGCCGCCGACGAGCTCGGCGAGCGTAGCGGCTATCTCGGCCAGGATCGCACCGAGGATGCCCCGGGTGGTCCGCTCGTCGATCACACCGCCTTCGGCGAGAAGCTCATGCAGATCGCCAAGTTGTTCGTCACGCAGTATTCGGTCAATGCCTTCGGTTGCAAAGCGGCGATCGACAAATACATGGCCGAGCATCACCTCGCCGGCAGCACGCTCATCACCGAAAACACCAACACCAACGCAACGGCGCCGGTGATCAACGTCACGGTCATTCTCGACGACGAGCAGCACCTGTTCTACGTGTCGCTCAAGCGCGGCGATCAAAACCTCGTCGGCGAAGCCGTCGTGTTGCACGACAACACCGAAGGCAAAGACGGCGTAGTGGTCGACAAAAGCGGAGATCCGTTGCATCGGTACGTTGACCGCCCGGTGACTACGAGCCCCGGCGGCCCGCACGAGCACCCGCCGTACGATCGGTAATCCTTAACCCCCGAAAGGGGAACCCAAAATGAACACACTTGAGCAACTTGGTCTCGCGCTCGCATTCGTCCAACTGTGCATCGGCGTTGGTGTAGTTGTCAGCGGAAGTGAGATCGTTAAACGTCTTGATACGATCAAGAAAAACACAGACGGCACGCTGACAGAGTTGCGGAAAAGGAACATAGTCTTGCAAGACGGCAAGGACGTTCTACGGGACGAGAAAGAGGTGCTCGTGGATAAGGTTCACCTCGCTTCGACTACTGCTGCCACACGGAAGCGCAAGACACGACGACGTTAGCCAAAGAGGAACAATGATCGAGCTCAAGCAGCTGGCAGAACTCGCCAGCAAGTTCCCGATGCTTCGCCTAGAGATCGCCACCGGCACGGCGATCACGATCGAAAACGGTTCGGTCGGCGAGCATCCGTACCAACGTGCCGTCATGCACGTGAGCGATGGCGACGAAAAAGGTCAATCGTTCGAGTTCTCCGGTGTTGGCGATGGCGTAACGGCGTTGCGCCTCTGTCTTGCGCTGCTCGGTCAACCGAATACCGATCACGCCAAGGTTGCCCCGGCGGTAGAGATCGCCGGCAGAGCAATGCCGCCGGTCGAGATCGAGGAAATCAGCGAAGGCGAGCAAGACCCGCCGGCCGTCGCGCCGCCGCCGCCACCCGCGACGGCATCGCGCTTTGCCGATCGGCAGCAACAGCCCGAGCAAAAGAAGTCGCGATCGGCAAACGGCAAACAGCCGGTCGTCGCCGGCGCAAGCTCAACACTACTGCGCCTCTAGGAGATCCCGAACGTGCATGAATCCGTAGAGAACTACGCCATTGGCGCAGGCGGCAACTATGACTTCCTCGATAGCGGCACACCGAATGTTGCAAGTCTCGGTAGTCCGCGCCTCGGCCAACCGAACCGGCTAACGTTGGCCGTGTGGTCGGTCGATAACGCGAGCACGTTCACGGTCTTTGTTTCGTACGACAAAACGATCTGGGTGCCGGCGACACTTCGCGGCACCGCCACGAAGGTGAGCATCGTAGCGGCCGGTAGCGGCGACGGGCTTGCCGTTGAGATCACGCCGGCGCCATACGTGCGCATCCATTCGAGCGCGGCGTGCAAAATGTTCGCCTGGGCTTATATCTCCAACTAACGAATGGACTTACTCGCTTACCGAGCGTCGATTGCGAGGCTGCAATCGTCGCGCTGGACGCCGCGTCAGAAGCGCCTCAACGCGCTCTCTCTCATTCTGCGCGGCGCCCAATACTCGCATATCCGAGCGGCTTTCTCACAAGAGCGTAAGGGCGACCCCTTCACAGGCCAACGCCTCCTGCTCGACGATCGCCGCCCGGCCGTGCAAGCTCGGTTGCCGAAGGAGGCCGTGCGTGATCTGTGCGGCCTCATCTTCGGCGAAGATCGCCGGCCGCTCGTGCTCGTCAAAGACGACGAACAGCAAGACAACAAGCAAAAGAAGGCGACGGCCGACGGCGAAGGCGCAGCGCCAAGCCCGCCGCCGTCCGATCCCACCGAGGATTGGATCACCGCCTTCATCCACGACACCAAGTTTTGGCTCACGCTGCTCGATGCGCTCTGGAAGGGCTCCGTCGGATCGGCCGCGATCGTGCTGCGCGTACTCGGCAAAGAGAAAGCCGTCAACGCGGAAGTCGATGGCGAAGTCGTGCAGACGTACGAAGCCGATGGCGCCGGTCATTATTATTTTGAAGTGTGGCGCGGCGAGGAATGCTCGCCGATCTTCCGCACCGACGATCCCGATATGCTCCAAACGCTCGAACGGCGGTACTTCATCGCCGACGATGCGTTGCGTGCGCAAGGCTACGACGTTGATGCGCTCAAAGAGAAGTGGAAGAAGAAAGCCAAGCGCAACCGATCGCCATTAGTCGGCGACGAGTGGGCGGTTCGCATTGTGCTCACGGCCACCGAGGAGCAATGGTATCTGCCGGTTCCGCGGCACGTGTACGAGCGCACCGATTGGAAAGATACCGATTGGGCGCTCGATAACGGACGCTCGTTCATGCACGAGCTCGATGAAGTGCCGGCCGAGTGGGTTGTGCCGCTTCCGATCGACGCCGACGAGCTCTATCCCGACGGCGCGTGTCTGTTCGAGGATTGCATCGATCCCGAGTTTCGCCTCAATCGCACGTACTCGCAGGTCGGCCGTGCATTCGACTACAGCGGCGATCCGCAAATGTCACGGCTGCGTGACGAGAAGGGCGGCGTCCCGCGCTCGCAGTTCGGCACCGCAACGGCGCTCGGCGGCACCGCATCCGACGTTCTTGAAGGCGATGCCAAGTTTGTCGAGATCACCGGCCAAGGTTTAGAGATTGCGATCGGCACGTACGCCGAAGCCGTGGTCGATCTCGGGAAACGCGCCGCGGCCATGAGCAGAGTGACGCCGAACTCTAAGACCGGCGCTTCGCTCGAGCTTTCGTCGGCGGCGATGAAGTTTCTCAACAGTTCGCAACTGACGCTCGCCGGCATCCTGCGCGAAACCGCAGCGGAGAAGCCCGGCGATCGGATGCTGCGGCTTGCCATGCGTATGTGGGATAAGGTCACGGTGGCGTTGCCGTCGCTGCAAAAGCCGGTCAAGCCAGATCCCGAAGCTCGCTTTGAGTGGCAATGGCCGGCGTACTACGAGCCACACGGCCAAGAGAAAGTCTTTGAGGTACAGGCGATCAACACGGCCAAAGAAGGCCAACTGATCTCAAGCCAAACGTCTGTCGGCAATGCCGCACCGTTGTTCGACGTAACGGACCCCGATCGCGAAGCCGAACTCATCCAAGGCGACACCGAACAGGCGAACGCCGATGAAGTGATGCAAGCCGATGCGCTCGGCGAAGTGCAAGCCAAACACGCAGTAAAGCCTGGCGCCGGTGATGGCGCCAAATAGGAGTGATTCCTTTGTTCCACGATCTGCAAGCAATGTTTAGCAAATGTTTTATCCGACCGTCGATTATCAAACGTCTCAACGACCGCTTCTTAGGACCGACGTTGCCTCCGTGGCAGTTGGCGATCTTCGACGGTGAAGGTGGGGACGGCGGTGGCAATGGCGGCGACGGTGGCGCCGGTGACGGCGGCGCTGGTGCTGGTGATGGCGGCGCAGGGGCCGGTGCCGGTGATGCCGGTGCGGGCGCTGGTGCTGGTGCAGGCGACGGTGGCGCAGCCAGCGGTGCAGCCGCAACGCGTTCTAAGGAGCGCACCAATAACGGCGATGACCGCGGCCGCGATCGCAACGATCGAGGCAATGGTGGCGGCACAGCCCGCGACAACGACGGCCGATTCACCAACGAAGAAGTGCAACGCGCCAATCAGCGCATCGCCGAGCTCAACGAAGAAAACAAAAACCGGCGCATCGAAGCGCGCGAGCTCAAAACCGAAAATGGTCTCTTGCGTACGCGCGCCATCCACGAAGATGCCAGCCGCGCCGTTATGGCCGCAGGAGCGGTGAGCGAACGCATCGTCGATATGTTCCTCGAAGATATGGGCGAGGCGATAACGCTCGACAAGAAAACCGGCCGGACCGTCGGGCTCGAGAAACTCGGCGATTGGAAGAAGGCCAACGCGGCCTTATTCAAACCCGAAACCGAAGGCGGCGACGGTGCCGGCGACGGCAACAACGGTGGTGCCGCAGCTGGTGCTGGTGACGGCGGCAACAACAACCAGCAACGAACCAATCGCACGTCCAACGGTGCCTCTCGCGGCGCCGGCGCGGGCGATCAAGGTGGCGGCGGCCGCGAAGGCCTCCCCGATCTCACAAAACTTGGTACTCCCGCCGAACGTAAGCAGGCTCTCCGCGATTGGAAGCGCGGCTTGCGTGGCGGTGGTGGCGGCGGCTACGGTGGTGGTCGCGCTTCATCCAACAAAGCCTCGTAGCTTTTCCCGTAGGCGTTGACGCCTGCCATCGGTCCCTTAGTCCCGAAACCGCGTGACGCGAGTGTGAAGGGGCATTTCGATCGGCACCGCGCGATGCGGAGTACGCCGGTTCTGCTTCTCCCCCATAAGGAAACGCGACAATCATGCGCGGACAGAATCAACGCAACGTCGTCGTGCTGCCCGATTACCGCTTGGCGATCTTCGATATCGCGGATCTGCCCTCGCAGTTGCAGCCGATGCTTCAGGCGGGCTTTCTCGCCACGTCGTTCGAAGATTATCTGGAAGCACACAACGGTTATTGGGAAGGCGTCGATGACGAATCGTTCGCCGAATCCATCTTCGAAAAGAACCGTGGTGTGACGATCACCCGCACCCGCCCCGGCCTCAAAGCGCCGGTCGTGGTTGCGGCCGACCCCGTTCAGGCGCAAACGCCGCCAAACGATGGCGTTACGCCGTCGGACTTCTACGTTGAGCAATACACCTTCGCGCCGTTCGAGCTCACGGACGGCATCGATCTCGATCTCATCGGTACGAACTTCGCTATCGTCGATCGCTTCGAGCACGACGTGCGCGTGTCGTATCACCAGGGCGTGCAATCGGTCGATCTGCTCGCTCGCGACACGTACCTGGCTGCCTACGGCGCCGCGTACACCGTCCTCACCGGCAATATCTCCGGTGCCATCATCCCGGTTGACGATATCCGTGGCTTCACCACGGTCATCACCGTCGGCCCGGGCGGCACCAACGGCGTATTGACGGCCGTTTCCAGCGGCGTCCCGCTGCCGTGCTTCATCTACGTCGGCGGCGATCCGACCAACGTCAAGACGTGCAACGTCACGCTTGCCGCTGCGGACGTGACCAACGTTTCCAACTACGTGCCCTACGGTGCGCCGTACGGTACGCCGGGAGCGCCGACGGCCGCACGCGGCAACGGCGTCTCGGGTCACCTTACGCTCGCGAGCATCCAGGGCGGCTACTCGCCGGTCACGGGTGACGTGATCGTTGCGGGTGACGCGCCGATCCAACTGTTCGCAGGCGGCAGCACCCACTTCTCGCAAGTGACCGGCGGCATTTCGCAGAGCAACGTGCTCGATGCAACCGGCTACTTGGAGAACAACGCGGTGCCGCATTCGCGCAACGCCGGCGGTGACGACGAAGGCACGTACGTCTGCCATGTCGCGCCGTCGATCAATCGGCAACTGTTTGCCGATCCCGACTTCAAGCAGGCGAATCAGACGCTCGGGAAATCGGATATCTACCAGCAGGGTGTGGTATCGCGGTATTGCGGCGTCACGTTCCTCAAGAACACGAACGCTCCGCGTATCGCTCTTGCGCCGTACGGTGGCAAGGGCTACGCCTACGCAACGGTCATCGCCGGTCAAGGCGCCCTGATCGATGCGTGGTACGAGGGCCTCGTCGATTGGGTGGAATCCGCATTCCAGCCTGGTCTCGTCGAGCTCAATCGTGGCATCGCTCAGATCCTCATGCCGGCATACGCCGATCGTCAGGGTCGCCGGATGCACATCGATTGGCTCACGATCCGCGATATGGTCGCGCCGACCGACGTCACCCGCTCGTCCGTGATTCTCACGGGCACCGGCGGCCGTCGCGCTCGTGCGGTCATCATCTGGAGCTGGTCGGCAACCTAAACCCTGCGATTAACCTAAAAGGGCGGGGCGAGTGATTCGCTCCGCCCTTTAGTTCAGGAGAGATTCCTTGACGACCAAACAAAACTTCGGCAAGCAGCCGAAGCTGGACGACCGGCAAGATTCGCCGCCAGCCGCCGATCAGCGGCCGCAAGAAGGCCGTGGCGATGAGATTGAAAAGCGCGCAGCGCAGACCGATCGAACGGCCAAGACTGCCGTGCAGGTCGCAAACGGTTCCAACGTACGGCGCGATCGCATTGCGCCACGGGAAAAAGTCTACATTGTCGACGAACTCGTCGAGCGATCGGTGATGGCCGGCTACACCACGGTGGTCTTTCGGCCGAACCAAGTGCTTCAAGAGGTCAGGGACAAACGCCAGATCTCCTTGGCGCAAGCCAATAACATTCGGTTACGCGAAAGGGACTAGCGCACGATGGCGATCTCGCAAACGCAAATGGCCGAGGTCGCACGCATACTCGGTTTCCCGAACCTTTCACCGCAAACGTCGCTCAACATGGAATACCCGACGTTCTCGTCGCAGTTCGCCGTGTTTCAGCCGTACGCGCAACTGCTCAACCGTCTAGCAGGAGCATCCGACGCCGATGAAGTTCAGTATTTCGGGGCCGAATCTACGAAGTTCGCTTCCTTCTTCACACCGTCTCAGATCGTCCTCACGTTTAGCGGCCCCGGCCCAACGACCGGCGTTATCATCCGCATCAACCTTGGCGGCAACCAATACGAATATACGGTCAACGATAGCGATACATACGCTTCTATCGCCGCCGCCTTTTCGGCTTCGTTAGCGGACGATCCGCAAGGCTCGGCGCTCTTTCTTCCCAACGCCGTTGGCCCCGCGCTCGGCCTCTACAACGTCGCCGCCGTCGGAACGGACGGCAATGGCGTGCAATGTATGGCCGGCTCGACCGATACGAGCGTCCTGGTATCGTTCGGCGGCGCGGCAGCGCAGTTCGCGGCCGGCGCCACGTCCGGTGGCCAGGTGCCGCCCGGTCCGCAGTTCACGGCGATCACCGGCGCACAAAAAGGCCAGGTCGTCTTTGGCTTCGTGCCGATCATTCATTTGCTCGAATCCGATCTCGTCAACGCTCGCGCAAACCTTGATACGCTAAGTGCCGAAGCCTGGCACCCGCGCCAGGACGAGCTCGACGTGCGCAAGGCGCTGCTCGACAAGTACCGGATCGATCTCGCCAACGGCCTCGCCGTGCCGATCGACCCCGATATCATGGGTAACAACAGCCGCGGCTCGCAGCGCATCGTATGAGCTCGACGCGGATCGAGTATCTCGACAGCAAGATTCAATACGGGCGCGGCAAGGCCGCAACCGTTTACGGCCAGACGTTCAATATCTACCGGCTCACCAATCAGAGCGGCTCGATACTCGATGGCCATCCGATCTTTGCCGACTTTCCGCTCTCGCCGATCAAGACCGGCAAAGGTAAGGTCGAGAACCAAGTTTACGACCTGCAAATCTTCGACGCGGCGTTCGACAACACGCTACTCAAGCTCGGCGACTACTTCGTCGAGGTCGGGCAGTTTGACGATCGCGAACCCGATCACCTGATCTTTGCGCAACGCCGACCTTTCCGTGGCCGCTCGCTCATGATTCGGTGTGAATCGAACGTTACGATCACGCGACCGCAGCCGCTCGGCGGTGGCTCTGGCCAACAGCCGCGTTCTGGCGGCATTCGTGCCCCCGGCTATATCGGCATCACGAAAAAGAACGAGCGCGGGATGCTGCTCGCCAACGGAATGTACTTTTTCAGCAACTCGCTCGTCACGACGCCGATCGCCAACTCCGAAGCGTCGGGGTTGGCGGCGGTGCCGGCGGCGCTGTTGCAACTCAATCGCATTCGCGATGCTACGATCCCGAAGTTGCCCGTGTCGCTCTTTCGCGAGCATTTTGTCATCTATATCCCGCCGCTCAATGGCATCATGCTACAGGAGCTCGATCGGTTGAACTTCCAGAACTCGGACCGCTACGAGATCGGCTCGCTCTTTCTGAGCGAAGAAGGCTTCGTCGGCAACATTGCGATCTGCGAGAAGCTCGGCACGTGACGGAGTTTAAGTACGTGCAGCGCGCCGGCGGTGATGCGCCGGCGCCAGCACAGAAGCCGCCAACGAGCAAGGTGATTGCACCCGGCCCGCGGCCGACGGCGATCATCGCTGACGATTCGGGGCCGACGCGCCGTCGCTTCCTTAGTCTGCTCACGCTCTGCGGCGTACAAGTGATCGACCAAGCAACGTCGGGGCAAGAGGCGCTCTGGAAGTGCCGTAAGATGAAACCGCAGATCGCCGTGCTCGACGTAGCGATGCCGCCTGGCAGCGGGTACGACACGGCGTTGAAGTTGGCCGATAGCCAGATCGTGCCGCATATCATCGTGGTTTCGTCCAACTCGCAAGGGATGGTTTTCGAACCGTTACGCAAGGCCGGCGTCATGCTGCTCACCAAGCCGGTCAACGACGATCAGTTCATCAAAGAGATAAAGGCGATGATAGCCGATGGCAACGCTTGACGAAGTAGTCGAACAAACCGTTGACACCGTGCTTGCCACGCTCAACGCAGCTGGCGGCGCCAACATACTCGGCGCCGATCCTGCGAACCCGACCGGGCCGGCGATCTATCGGTGGGTTGCCAATCCGCCGTTTCAATGCGGCTACGGTTGGCCGTACGGACAAGCGTTATCGGAGATCCTCGGGCAGTACCAAGCGCAAGTGACGGTGTGGCCGCTCGCCGACGCCATGCGCAACGTCACCGATCGAATGCTCTCCTGGAAGTTCGCCGGCGCGGCGCCGGTGGGGCTCAACGTAAGCTATTCGTGGCTCGACAACGGCAACGTGATTCTCACGTTCGTCGGCAGCGGCGGCGGCTTGAACGTCCATACGATCTTCGGCGAACCCGAGGTCGATGCGTACTACCTTACGCAAACAGCCGACGATACGAATGCGATCGCAACGGCGGTGATGACGCAGATCAACGCAACGGCGTTGGCCAACGGTCTCGGCGTAACAGCGACGGCGGCGAACAATCAGGTTTTCGTCAACGGCGCGAGCAAGATCGTCGTCAATATCGGCGGCGCGATCACGATGAAGCAAGAATCGCGGCGCATGATGTGCCCGATTCAAGTGACGGTGTGGGCCGAGGACCCCGACGTGCGCAACGCGATGGCCAAGCAGATCGAGGCAGGGCTCGGGCTTGGCAGCCAACCGTTCTTGCCGCCGGTCAACGGCGAGCTCATTCGGTTCCGGTTGCAGCGCGGCCCGATTCCGAATGATCTGTCGCAATCGTCGTACTCGCTCTACATAGCGAACATAATCTTTGAGGCCACGTACCCGACGTTCGACGTTGCGATGGGCGCAACGATCGGGGCCGTCGAAACTACAATCTCTCAAGAGGTCTGATCAATGGCCATGAATTGGCTTGGGACTTTTCTCACCGGCGGCGCAGGCAAGAACGTCATTCAGACGGTTGATCCGAACGTCGATATGGCTTCGATCGGCATCTTCAACGTTGCGCGCTACGGCATGAACCCGACGGCGGCGCCAGCCGCGAACCGCCTGGCGCTGCTACAAGCCGTCCAGGATGCGCTCTCGGTTGGCGGTAAGGTGTATGTCCCAGGCGCGCTCAAGTTCTACCACACGAGCGGCGCCCCGATCGTGATCAGTTCCGGCCAGCCGATTCAGTTGGTTGGCGACGGTGCCGGTTCGGTCATCACCAAAGACGACGGTGGCGATCTCTTTCAGTTCGAGAACTACTCGGGCTCTCCGAGCGGCGCGACGATCTCCGATCTCGTGCTGCGCTATACGAACGTCGAGAGCGGCGGCGGCAACGCCATCTATGCGGCCGGCGCGCAGTTGGTGATCGCCGAACGCGTGTGGTTTCTCAACTGCCCGAGCGCGTACTTCATGGACAACCGCTCGTTGCAATGCGGCATGGACAAATGCACGGTCGAGAACACCAAACAAAACAACAGCATTCAGATCGTGCTCAACGGCCCGCAAAACTTCTTGCGCCAGACGGTGATGCGCCAGCAGCCGATCGGCAGCGGTGGCCCCACCGGCACCACGGCTGTGCAACTGCTCGGCAACGCCTCGACGCTCGACGCCGTGCAAATGTCGGACTTCAACGTTGGTCTGGCGATCGGTCAAGGCGCCTTCCGTAACTACATATCGAAGATCTTCTCCGAGGCGTGGACGACGGCGCTGCTGATCATGCCCGCCGGCAACAGCGGTCAAATCTTTAAGATCTACATTGCGCAATGCGACTTCGCGCAAACCAATAACTCGAACGTCACGACGGCCGGCGTCATTGTCGACCCGAACGGCGGTCCCGACACGAACCTCGAGGAAATCGAGTTCACGGCTTGCACGAGCGATGGCTGGATCGGCCCTGGCTGGCAACTCAACGGCGGCAAGATCAAGTTGATCGGCGGCGCGGGGCGCGGCAATGGCGGCGGCGGCTTCCTAGCAGCTGGCGGCTTCGCCAAGCTCCGAGGCTTCGATGCGCTCGGTGCGCAGGTCGGCGCATCCGCAACGCAACCGTACGGCTTGATGGCGTCCGGCGCAGGCGCAATCGACGCCGCAGCGTGCGATCTGCGCGGCAATCTCACGGGCGCGCTGCACAACACGTCGAGCGGCTCGGTGTTGCTCGACAACTGCCCAGGCTACACCGATCAGAATCTCGCTGTCGATCTTACGGGCTCGCCACCGGCATCCGGCAGCGCCTTCAAGGCGTCGCAGTTCGGCTACTTCGGCAAGAAGGCGGTGTTTGAGATCGCCGGCGGCACCGTCACGGCGATCAAGCGCGGTCCCAATCCGTCAACGCTCAAAGCCACCGGCAGAACGCTCGGTGATCTCGTGCTCGGCGAAAACGAGTATGGCGAGCTCGAGTATTCGGTGGCGCCGACAACTCTTTTCTTCGTCGGCCACTAACCAACGAAAGGTTGAACAATGCCCGTAGACTACAGCTATCGCGTGCTCACCGTCGGCGTCCATATTCCAGAGAGTGGAAAGAGTTACGAACCTGGCGACGTGATTACGGGCGACGATGCTCGTGCCGTCGAGGCCGATGGAACGCTCTTAAAGCGTTGCGGCCGCATTGCGCCAACCGCGACGGCGGCGCCGGCCCCAGATCAGAAACCCGCCGATCCCGGCAGCAAGTAACAACACCCGGCTTTAGGGAGTTCTCGCAATGCCTATCACCAATCAAGGCCCGACGCAACAGGTAGTGCCGAACGTTTACGTTCAGGTCCTCCCGCCGTTGCAGGCGCTTAATCCGTACATTGCAACGTCGCTCAACGGCTTCGTTGGCGTCGGCAATTGGGGTCCGGTCAATACGCCCGTGTTTTGCGGCGATTCCGCGTCGATCACTTACGCGTTCGGCAATGATTCGGTAGGTTTGACGACCAGCGGCCTCAACGCTTCGCTCATTCAGGAAATGCTCACGGCGCTCAACGAGGACGGCAACTCCGTCGGCGTTCGCGTCACGGACGGCACCGATACGCCGGCCACGATCAAACTCATCGACACCGCCGGTTCGCCCGGTACGCTCGTTACGCTCACGGCGCGCTACTCGGGTTCGCTCCCGATGGGCAACGTCGCGACCAACACGCCGGCTGCCGGCGCTCGCGTTGATTCGGTCGGCACCAACCTCTTTCGCGTCACGATCTTCTTCCCCAATCAAGCGCCGCAGGTGTATAACAACATTTCCGGCGGCATCGGCTTTGGCGGCGGCGGTGGCAGTTACTCTGCCTCTGTATTTAAGAACAACGTCATTGCGGCGATCAACGGCACCGCGCCGAACACCACGCCGAACCCGTTCTTCTTCGCCTCCACCGGCGCGTCCACGGTCGCACCGAAACTCGCGACGGTGTTTGCGCCGGATACGAACAGCGGCACGGACGGCACGCTCGGCGTCGTTACGGCCACCCTGATCGGAACCGACAGCGCCACCGGCGCACGCACGGGCATCTATGCGTTGCGCGGCACCGGCGCCTTCCACATGGCGATCTGCGGTTGCACCGATCTCGCCCAGGCTGCAACGCTCTCGGCGTTCTGTACCACGGAGAATATCGCGCTCGCCTTCCTCACCGTGCCGAAGGGCACGAGCGATAGCGGCGCGGTCGGTCTGCGCGTGACCAACAGCGTCGCGCTCAGTAACGTGGTGCTCGTCAAGGACTTCATCTACGTCTACGACGCGATCTTGCAGACGTACCGTTACGTGTCGCCGATCGGCAAAGCCATGGGCATCGTCGGTCTGCTCGCACCGTACGCCTCGCCGATCAATCAGCCGTACGAGATCACCGGGCTCTCAGCGGCCGGCGTGTACTCGACCGAGCAGACGCCGCTCGGACCGCGCTCGCAGGACGAGCTCGGCTATCTGCTCACCAACGGTTTCGTGTCGATCACGAATCAGATTCCGCTCAATAACGGCGCATACGGCTTCTTCGACGACGTTTGCTCCAATGGCGATCCCGCGACGAACAACGGGGCCGGCACGTACATTCCGGTGACGCGCATGACGTCGTTCCTGTCGCAGGCCTTCGAGGATATCGGCGCTCAGTACGTCGGCAAGCCGCAAAGTACGGCCGCCAACGATCCGACGCGGTTGGCGATCGAAGGTGCGTTCAATAACTTCCTCTCCTCGCTCAAGCCGAACGGCGGTCAGTCGCAGATTGATTCGTATAACGTTACGTGCGATCTCACGAACAACTCACCGGCGAGTATCGCGGCCGGGTATTGCTACGTGAAGATCCTCGTTCGGTATCTCGGCATCGTGCGTATCCTGTGGATCACGCTGCAAGGCGGCACGAACGTCACGATCAGCAACCAGCCGCCTTCGGCTGGCTAGTCACTATACTTAGGATAGTTACTATACTTAGTATAGTTCGCATCTTTGGCGCGGTTGCCGTAACAGGGCGCCGCGCCAAACCAAACCTCTCTCCTCTCTTGGGAGTAATAGAACATGACGGCCCCTCTACTCGGCGGGTTCAATATCGGCATTCAGCGCTCGTGGGTTGTAATCGACAACGTAACGCAAGAGCAAATGCCGTGGGGCGGCGATATCATCGACCTGCAATCATCGCCGATCACCAAGGAGATCACCATCGACCCGATCTCCACGCAAGGGTACAGCAAATTCAAGACCGATCGCTCGGGCTGGCAGGGCAGCATCACCGTCGCGCGTGTCAACGGTGACGCCGATCAGTTCGAGGCTATCCAGGAATCGCTGTATCACCAAGGCGGCACGCAGCGGTACTTCTCCATCTACGAAACCACAATCAACGACGACGGCACCATCGACAAAATGCAGTACACCGGCTGCGAAATCAAAATGACCGACGCCGGTATGGCTCGCAAGGATTCGTCGATGGATATCAAGTTGGCGTTCCGTGGCCAAGCACGTCAAGCACCACAATAATCCATAACGAAAGGTTGCCATGAACGAATCGCCGACCGTGAAGATCACGGTCGATCCCGACGAAATCGATCGCCTGCGCAAAAAGGTCGAGGGTGGCGAGGATCTAACGCTCACAGAGTTTCGCTCGCTCATGCCGGCTCGCATCAACGATGAAGGCCAGCTGGAGATTCAACTGAGCGATCGCGCCTTTGCGATTGTGAGACGCCTCAACGGCCAAGAGTCGATGAAGTGTGACGCGCTCATCGGCGATTCGACGAACGCCGATCTCAAGTTCAAAACCTACGCGCTCTACGGCCTCACGAAGCTCATCATCGACGGTAAAGAGAAAATGCTGGCGCCGGTCGATCGAGCGGGTATGAACGTCGGCGTGCGCGGTACGCTAATGGACGCGCTCGAAGCCAAGTCGCTCGGCGAAGCCTTCGCTATGTTCTTTATGACGCCAATGGAGGCGAGCGCCCTAAAAAACGCCTGAGGTCCCCCTTCCTACAGGAAGTTGGGGACTTTATTCTTTTTGGCGGGAGCTACGGCGACGGAATGGCCATGGACTTCGCGGAGCTCAAGGCGATGAACGTCTATCTCGGGACGCGTCGTGGCGGCCTCTACGATCCCGTCAAAGGCATTTGGATCAAACAACCCGTCGTATTCTAAAAGGGGAACGTGCGTGCCAACGATCGGGGTAAACACCGCCGCGTCGTTCATGAATCTCAAAGCCGGCCGGCCTCGAGTTTTTGGCGGTCTGCGAGAGTTTAGCGCGTTCCTCAAGGCGGAAGCCGTAGAGGAGCCATTGCGGCTGCTCGCAGCAGCCGGCGTTGCCGGTTCGATCTTCAAGTGGAAGATTCAAGCCGAGTTCGGTGACGATAGCAAACTCGCGCCGAACACGCCGACGACGCAAGATCTGCGATCGGACGGCGGTGCCGGCGGCCCGCTGCTCGTCTCTGGCGCGTTGCGCGATTCGATTGAAGCTATGGCCGAACCGTTCGGCGACGGCGCGATCATGGGCGTCGGCTCGGCGTCGCAGATCCTCGTATGGCAAGAGCACGGCTTTACCACGGCGCCCGATTCGATGATCCCAAACAAGATCGTGCCGCCGCGTCCGGCCTTCGCGCTCGGCGTGTACGAAGCGGCACCGCTGGTGCAGCAGGCGATCATGCGGTTCGTATTGCCTGGAACCGAATGGCGCAACGTCAATAACACCTTCGGCAACTTCATGAATCCCGAATCGTATATGCGCGGCGCCGGCGATATCCGAGCGATCGGTCGCGGTCAAATGCCGTACCAGCGCGCGAGCGACTTCAAAACCGGCGTCTTTCTAGGATAAAGGAGAACTACTAGCGTGGCCTTTGGAGAGTCGTGGCTGATCTCAGTCATGATGCGATTTACGAGCAACGGCTCGCGCATTATGAACGAGCTCGGAAACTCGGCGAGCAAGGCTAATGCTATCCTCGATACGCACACCAAGAAGGTCAACGCCGCGACGGCTGCATGGGAGCGCTTTAGTGTCGCGAGCGTGAAGGCCGGCACCATGTTTGCCGGCGGCTTCGCGGCCACCGGCGCTGCGGCGATCGTCTACGGTATCAATCAGGCGGCGAAGCTGGAGCTCGCCATGACGGGCGTGTATGCCGCTACGGGCGCCAACCTGCGGCAGCAGTCGCAACTGCGCAACATGGTGATGCAGATCTCGGGCGTGACGGCGCAATCGGCTACCACGATCGCCAACGAGCTCTTTATGGTTGGCTCGTCTGGCTTGAACGATCCCAAGCAACTAATGGCGGCGTTCCCGCAGATCGCCAAAGCCGCCGACGTGCTCTGGCTCTCGACGATGGGCACGCCGAAAGCCGTCGATCCCGTACACGCCTCGATGCAAATGATGAAGCTCTCGCATCTGTTCGGCGCGTATCAAGGCAAACCGTTAGCCGATATGGTCGATGCTATCGTGCGCCTGCAAATGGTGCAACCCGACGCGCTCGCGAAGGTCGTCACGCAGGCGAGGTATTTTGTCCCGGCGGCGCTCGGCGCTGGCGTGAGTATCAAGAATCTGCCGCAATCCGATCTCATGGTTCTGATGGCGTCGATGGGCCAGCAGGGCTTCATGCAAGGCAAAGGCGGTACGGGCCTCGCGGCGTTCATTCAATACATGGATAAGGCGCCGACGTTGACGGCGCATCTGTCGAAGATTCAGCGCGCCTCAATGATCGATCTCGGGCTATTCGACAGCAGCGGCAGAAATAAGTTCCTCGATAGTCACCAAAACCTAAAGCTCGGTGAGGCGGTCCATTATCTCGGCGAAAAGTTCGACAGCATGGTCAAAGAGGGTCGGCGCGGCGACTTTATGGCCGATCTCTACGGCGCGTTCTTGCGGCAGGGCGGGGCGTTCACCGCGGCGATGCTGCTTCCGCAAGTCCGTGCGCAACGCCAACGCAACATTCTCGGCATGGAACGGATCGCGCCGCCTGGCACCGCCGTCGAACGGTTGTGGGACAAGTATATGCACACCACGATTGGCGCGTGGAAATACTTCGTCACGAACTTCGAAAACGTGTGGATCTACGGCTTCACGCCGATGCTGCCCACCGTCACCGCCTTCTTGCGCGGCCTCGGCTACGAGTTCGGGCGCTTCGGCAATACGCTCAAAGATCACCCCGGCATGGCGCAGGCGCTCGCTAATATCCTGATCGGCCTTACGGCGCTCTCGACCGCGCGCTTCTTGCTCGGTGGCGGCACGTGGCTCTTTACCGTTGCGAGCGGCTTCGGTAAACTCGCGCCGGAACTGAGCCTCACGAGCAAAGCGCTCATGACGCTAGACAACTTCGTGCTGGCCGGCATGGGCGCGCGCCTTCTCAAGCTCACGAAGTATTGGTTTGATCTCGATACGGCAGCATTAGCGTCGGCCGCGCCGATCAATAACGTGGCTGGTGCATTGCGCGCGCTCGCGGCAGCTGGCGGCGCGTTCTTGCTCTCACCGCTCGGCCGACTGATCTCAGCCGGCGGCGGCATCCTCACCGGCGCGTACATTTCGATGCAGCAACATAGCTCGGCGAAAGCCACGTACGATGCGGTTGCACACAAGTACGGCGCGCACTACGCGAACACGCTGTTGCACGGCGCACCGGGTTGGAACCTCGATTGGCACGGCCTCCACAAAGGCGGCGGCTCTTACGGCGGTTGGCCGTACAACTATGGTCCGAACGATATCCCCGCTGGTGCGCCGCGGCCGCACAACGGGCCGACGCACGTAAGCATGACGAACCATATCGAGATCAAGGTGCCGAAAGGCACGTCCGCCGAGCAGGCCAAGGAGATCATCAAGATGGCCATGGCCGGTATCCGATCCGAAATGGCGTCTAGCGGAATGCACTTCACCAGCCGCAACGCGCCGCCGGTACTCAATCTCGATCTCGCTAGTCCGAGCCTCGGCCTTTCGTAATGGCAACGCTGCACCGTCCGCAACAGCAGACACCCTCGGGGCCATCGGATAGTCTGACGATCGGCAGCACCGTTCTGCTCGACGAGGAAACGCCGGACGAACTTATTATCGAGATCAAACGCGTCTGGGCGATCGTCACCTATATCGGCGGCGCTCGCGTCGCGCAAGATATGGGGCCGTCACCGGCCGATATCACGTGGAAGGGCCGGCTGTTCGCCGGCAACGTCGCCGAACGGTTCGCCGCGCTGCAATCCATGGAGAATGCCGCGCAGTTGGTGCCGCTCACGTATCTCGATCAGGCGTTCAACGTCGTCATCAAGACGGTGCGCAAGGTGTACGAGCACCGTTGGCAGGGCGGCTACGAGATCACGGTCACGATCATCGAGGACGTTTCCGGCCAATACCAAGTTGGTTCCGGCCCGAGCGCCGAGCAGCAAGTTGATGCGCTGTGGCAGCGCGCGCTCGATACGCTCGAACAACTCGTGCAAGCCGATCCGTTCGAAACGCCGGGCATACAAACCGAATTCACGATTCTGTTCGCCGCGCTCGAACTCGCCGGGATGCTCTCTGAGCTCACCTCGGGATCGTTGCAGAACCTCGTGACGCTCGCCGGTCAAGCCGCCGGCGCTGCGGCTGCGTACATTGCGAATCACGGCGGGGCGAACGGTAGTTCGCAACTATTCTTGCTCGCCTCCGATCTTGAAACGTCGGCGCTGTTGATCGCCAAGAACCTACAGAGCGGCAACGCGCCAAACGTCGTGGTGATTCACGGTGCCGATCAGAGCGATCTGTTTGGGCTCGCCGCGCAGGCGTACGGTGACGCCTCGCTGGCCTTTGCGCTCGCGAGCATCAACGGTCTGTCGTCGCCGCTGCTGGCCTCGACGAAAGTCTATACGCTCACGTTGCCGACAACGCTGGTGGCATGACGAACGGTCTCGGGCCGCTTACGTTTACTCAGCCGGGCGACGTATCGTCGCCGCGTGCGTGCGCCAAGATCGCCGGCAAACTCTACCCGGTATCGAGCTATCGACTGAGCAAGAACTCGCACGGCGCCACGAACACGGGCAGCATGGCGTTGGCGATCGCGGGGAATCCCGATTGGACGCGCGAGCTTACCTCGGTGATCAAAACCGGCCAGACGGACCCGTCGCCGATCTATCTCGAACTCTGGGCCGGCTTCCCGCCCGCTCCGAGCTCGGTGCCGTCGCTCGCCGGCCTACAGCGCCGCTTCTACGGCGTGCTCGATACGTACGAGCCAGATAATCTCTCAACGACGGAGTTTCGGCTGCGCTCGATCGCCGCGCCGCTCACGACGGACGCCATCACGACGGCGGTGCAAAACGTCACGACCGTTGACTTCATCCGCAAAATCTGCGCCTCGTACAATATCAAAGTGTCGATCGACCCGACGCTCACTAATCCGTTCACGCTCGCGCGCGTCTACGCTCAAGACTTCGTGGTCGGCCTGAAGAACCTCAAGAAGTGGGATATCTTCCTGCGCTCGTCGATCGCCGACGATTGCGATCTCTGGGAAGATGACGGCACCGTCTACTACTATCATCCGTGGAACGTGCAGCGCCAGACCGTCAAGCTCGTCTACGGCACGAGCATCAAAGACTTTCACCCGAGCCATTCGCCGCAGTTCTCGCGCACGATCCGCGTGCAGGTGCATTCGTATTCGCAGAAGATCCGTACCGCGACGACCGTGAGGGTGCAATCCGTGGTCGGCGGCATCGAAGTGTCGCGCAACACCAAGACGCTCACGTCGCAACCGAATTGGGGAACGAACAGCGGCCAGACGACGACCTACCTCAACGACGGCTCGATAAAATACGGCTCGTGGTCATCGTCCGGCGGATCGACCGGCTCGAGCAACGTCGCGATCGCCGAGAGCGGCATCGAGCTCTACAACTTCTATCTGCCGAATCTGTCGTACGACGAATGTAACAAGTTGACGACGGCGATCTGGCGGCAAATCTCCATGCACGAGTATCAGGGCACGATCGAATATCAAATGACGCCGGCCTTGCTCAAGCTGACGGCTATGGCTTCGCTGCTCGACGTGAGCGGTTATCCGATGAGCAAGTTCAACACGCAGTATTGGCCGCGCACGATGGAGGAAGTATTCGAGGGCGCTCAGACCGACGAAAACTCCGGTGAAGCTCCCGGTTGGTACGTGACCTATCACGGCGTGAACCACACGCTGCCGCTCGGGGGAGGCGTCTAATGGCCTTTGCCGAGCTCTTTGCGTTCATGCAGGCGCACGCGCGCGGCCAACTGCACCTTGGCTTCGAAGGCACGATCGTCAAAGATACGTACAATCAGACGGACGGCACCGTGCAGGTCGTGATCGGCGAAGCGTTCGCCAACTTCGACGACCCCGATCAGCAGCCGTATGCGATGACCGGCAAGCTCATGACGCCGATGCTCGGTCTCATGGGCGGTCCGCAGGGCGGCGAACGTGCGCTCCTGATTGCCATGCGCGGCTCGTATCGCGTGCTGCTCGAACACGACTTCGACGATGCGCCTGGCGTGCCGCCTGGCGAGCTACAGTACAAACACTACAAGCTCGGCACGACCGGACAGGGCAATACGCCTGTTGCCGACACGGGCTTCCACTTCACGAACGACGGTCCGACGGCCGCCGATGGCCTCGGTGGCGCGCACGTCGGCGCAGATGGCGCGCACAGTACGCTCGACACGGCCAGCGGTCATCAAGTCGAACTCAACGACACCGCGAAGCAGGTCGCGATCAAGACGGCCGGTGGCGTTGGCGGCGGTGCCTCGCTTACCGAAACGTTCGACGATACGTCGCAGACGATCGTACGCACCGTATCGGCTACCGTCCAAGATAAACTCGACGCGATCAATAAGATCGCGCAATCGCAGGTTGCGGCCAACGTATTCCACCAACTGATCGGTGGCGCTACGCCGACGGCCACGACGCAAGTCTCCAGCGGTGTCAAGACGATATGGGATTCGGCCGGCAACGCGATCTCGCACGTCGTGCCCGGTGGTGGCACCGTTGCTCTCGGTGATCTTGCTTCAAACCTTTCAGCCGCCGGCAAAGGCGCGATCAATAACGATATCCTTACGACGTTCGGCGGCAACTCCGATACGGTAGCGCTCACGAATCTGCAAGCCTTCGCGACCGCGCTGCACACCGCCGGCGCGATCACGGGCGCCCAACTCACGGCGATGCTCGGGATTCTGATTACGTCGTGGCTCACGAAAGTCGGCATACCGGCCGGTTCATCACTTGTCAAGATCGCCGTATAGGAGAACGTTGTGGCTGGCCTTCCGCAGACGACGAGTAACCCGTTGGCGGCGGTGGAGGTCCTTTTGCCCTACGGCGGCGACTATTCACTAACGTCAACCGGCGATCTGCAACTCGTCAAAGACCAACCCGGCAATCCGGCCGCCACGACGCAGCGCATCATCTTCTTGCTGCTCACCAATCCCGGCGACGATCTCTTTAACCTCGATTACGGCGCCGGCTGCCGCGCGACCGTTGGCCGACCGAACGTTATGGCGAACGTCGATGCCATCCGGCGCACGATCTCAAGCGCTCTTGCCAACGACCCGTTCGTCGCGGTGTCGCCGGGACCGACGATCGGCATAACGCTTTCGCCGGATAATCAGAGCGCCATTATTGCGATCTCGTTCTTTTCGGTGATCGGCCAATACGTATCGTTGCCCGATATATCTCTTTCGCCGAATAGCATCCAAATCGGAGCGGCAGCGTGAGCATTCAGAAGTACGGCCTCCAAGATCTCATCCAACTCATGCTGACGGCGTATGCCGCCAAAGCAAAACAGGAAGCCGACGTCGGCACGGGCTCGCAGTTCGGCCCCATGTATCGCGCGATGGCGCTCGCCGAGCAGCTGCTCCAAAACGAAAACGTTTACGTCGAGACCATCCTGCGCCTCGCGGCGATTCAAGATCCTCTGCCGGACGGCACGCCAAACCCCGACGTGGATTCATTCGTCAACCCGTTCAACTTCTTTCGCAACGGACCGGGCTATGCGGTCGGCGGCGTCACGGTTTCGATTCCCGCCTCGCTGCCAACCGATAAGACGATTCCGGTCGGCTATCTGTTTGGTGCCAATGCCGGCCCGACGTACACCGTCGCGGCTAACGGCCCCGGCTACAACTCCGGCGCGGGCGGTTACGTCATCCCGGCCGGTCAAACCAGCGTCATCGCGTACGTGCAATGCAACGTGTCGGGGTCGCAAGGCAACGCGCTGCCGAACACGATCACGCAGGTGCTTTCGGGGCCGAACGGATCGCCTCCCGATCCGACGCTCGCGATCAGCAACGCTTTATTGCTCACCGGCGGCGTCGATTCCGAAGTTGGCCAGCCGCTAAAGACGCGCTTCGCGCAGTATATTGCCGGCGGCGGCGAAGGCACGCCGACGAGCATCATGGCGGCCGTCGGCCAATCAATGACGGGGATCACGTACAGTTACGGCGACTTCGTGATGGGCACCGAAGTGTCGAACGTCTGGACCTTTACGCCGAACACCGACGGATGGTTTACGGTCTGCGTCGATATCATGGGCGCGCCGGGAACGATCACGCAGGACCAACTCAATACGATCGCCGCGCTGATTCTCAACGATTATCGCGCCGGCGGCATCCATTACGCCGTCGCACCGCCGACGCCGCTCGACGTGGCTGGTGCCGGTACGGTCGTGCTCGTGCCTGGTGCCGATCCCGGCATCGTCGTGCCGGCGGTCAATGCCGCCTTCATCACGTTCGTCAACAACCTCGGGCTCGATCCGCTCGGCGGTCCGATGATCTGCTCGATCATGGCGGCGTACATTGCGCTCTCGCAAGTCCCCGGCGTGCTGCGAATCGACAATCTCACGCTCAACAGCGGCAACGCCGATATCACCGCCGACTTCGGACAAATCCTGCGGGCCGGCACACCCGGCTTCGCCGCGTAAAGGAGAACCTCGATGCTGCGATTGCTCAAGGCGATCGGACCGGTCGTCGTGTGCGCCGCATTCTTCGCCATGCCGCACGTCGCACGCGCGAACCAAAGCGCGGCGATTACGTACTGCGCACCGCCGGTCATATTCACGCAAGGCCAAACGATCAACGCCGACCCGTTTAATCAAAACTTCGGCACCGCCTCGACGTGCCCGGCACAGTATGGCGATATGTTTAGCGACGGGCCGTTCTACGACCCGACCGTGCCTTTCAGCGGCTCGTCCTTCAACTTCACGATCCCCGCCAATACGTGGGTTGCGCTCGGAGCTCGCGTGCCGACCAGCGCGTCGGCGCTCGTGGCACCAGCAAGCGCGACGAGCTATTGGTGGCTCTCGCGCACCGGCCTCTGGACGTGTACGCTCGACACCGGCCCGCCGACGAATGCGTGCCCCGGCTTCAATCTTCCCGATACGACCTACGTTTCCGAATACACCATTGCGGCCAACGGCAGCGGCATCACGGCGATTACGCTCCCGACGATCGCCGGAATCAAGTTCAACGGCACCGTCGCGCTCACGAGCTTCCCGTCGGGATCTTGCTTGCAAACCACGACAGGCGGCGTCCTTACGGCGACCGGCCTGCCGTGCGGCAGCGGCGGCAGCGGCATCGCGAGCGTTACGGGCAGCGGCAATATCAACGCCGTCACGGTCTCGGGCGCCGTCATGGTAAGCGAAGCGAGCTCGCCGACCTGGACCGGCACGCCGACGACGGCGAGCGCCACGCAGGCCGGTTCGTTCAACTTCGGCAGCGATGGCGCGGCCTCGCTCGCGCGCACCGGCGCGAGCGCCTTCGCGTTCACGGCGGTCGGCCCGGCAACGCTCTCGGTGCCCGGCGGCGTACTGAGCGGCTCGTCGATCTACGGACCCACCTCCGCTTTCCTCAACGGCGGCCTCACAGCGAGCGCCGTGACCGATTCCGGGCTCTCGGTCGGCCAATGCGTCCAGACGACGACAGGCGGCCTTCTGGCCACCACGGGCGCAGCCTGCGCGGGGCTCGGGAACGTGCTCTCGGTGGCGGCCGGCGGCAGCGGCAACGTGACGTGCTCGCCCACGACCGGCAACGTGATCTGCGATACGGTCAATAACCCAACGTTTTCGGGCGCCGTCGTGGCCTCGTCGTTCACCGGCTCGGGCGCCGGCCTCACGTCGGGCACGGTGCCGAACGTCGCGCTCGTAACGCCTGCGGTCACGAGCGTCACCGGGACTTCGCCGATCGCCAGCAGCGGCGGCACGACCCCGGCGATCTCGATCGCGAGCAACCCCGCGCTCTCAGGCACCGTAACGGGCACGTCGTTCCGCGCCACCGCGGCGATCGTCGCCGGGTCGGCCTCGGCCTTCTTGCCCTCCAATAACGATCTCTCGGCCTCAGAAACCACGACCTGCGGCGCGATCTACCTCGGCGGCTCGAGCGATAAGGGCAAACTCGACTACGGCTGCACGAGCGGATCGACGTTCACGTTTGGCACGAATACGACCGTCGGCGGCACGCTCGCCGCGACGACGCTCAAAGGCACGACCCTTACCTCGGGCAACTGTGTGCAAGCGACGACCGGCGGCGTTCTGATCACGACCAGCAGCGCGTGCGGCTCGGCAACCTCCGTGACGTCCGTGGTCGGCACGTCGCCCGTCGGCGTCACGACTTCGGTTGGCGTTGCGACCGTAACGTGTACGACGTGCCTCACCGGCTTGACGGCCGGCTCGAATATCTCCGTCGGTAGCGGCACGACGCCATCGGTTGCAGTCGCCTCGTCGCCCACGTTCTCGGGACAGATCGGCGCGGACGGCAACGCAGCGCCTGCTGCGGGCATTGCGCTCGGCGCGACGACGACGCCGGCAACGATCACCTCTGGCGTAAGTCTGTCGGCAGCGTTCGCCTTCAAAGATATCTCGGCGAATTGCGGCACGGGATTCATCGAGTTCGTCAAAGGCGCCTCAACGGTGATCTCGCGCATTGATTGCACCGGCAACTATCTCATGGGATCGTCATCGTACGGTACGAACGCCACGATCGCAGGTTCCTTGAGCGCAGGCACGACGATCTCGGGCGGCAACATTCAAGATAGCGGCTTGGGATCGACCGTCACGCCGATCTGCGGAAACAATGCGGCAGCGATCGCGCCGTGCGGCCAACTGACGCCTATGTTTGCGACGACCGGCAACGCAACGAAAGCCAGCGGCACGTCGGCCAATACGTTGCAGCAACTCGGCGCGTCGGCCCCGTCGTTGACGCTCGGCACAAGCGCCGGCCCCAACGGGCAATGGCTCGTCAAGGCGCATCTGCTCATTCGTGGCGCATCGGGTTCGACTAGCGAATATCTGTACGGTTGCCTTTCGAATACGATTAGCGGCGGATCAATCACGCCTCAGCAGAATTCCGCCGACGAGATCGGCACGACGTGTTGGGCAACGCCGGGAACGGGCTCCGTTCTCGCCGGCACCGTCGGCTTCGGTCAAACGTCGTCGGCCGGCAATCAGCAATACGGGTTAGACGCGACCGCCGAGGCGATCTTCCTCGCACCGAATGGAGCAACGATCACGATCTATCCGTGGATCGGCGCATCGACCAACGCGAGCGTGAACGTGAGTGGAGCGCTCTCGGTCGAGGCTGATCCCTACTAATGACGATCGGAACGTCGCAACTTGGCGGCGGCACCTTTGGTGGTGGCGGTATCTTTGGCGGCACCGCTGCGCAACTGCTCGCATTCCTGGACGAAACGGGCTCCAATCCGTTACCGGCCGGGATCTACGTGCAAATATACGCCGGGTCGATCGACGGGCTGCTCGGTGCGCCGCCGATCGCCGCTGGCTGGACGCAGCCAGGCGGGCTTTGCAATGTTCCCGTACAGCCCGGCAATCTGATCACGTGCGTCTTTTCATTGTCGTCGCAAGCGCCCCCGAATCCCGTAGAGATTACGCCCGACGGGAACGGTCCGGTTTACACCGTGACGGTGGCACCCTACCGATCTCCGTCGCTGTCGGACAGCGGATACGCGGCGCTGCTTACTTCGAAACTGCCCAGAGGGTGGTTTAGCGGCGCGGCATTAGCCGATGAACCAGGCGACGGTTCCCCGAGCGGCATTGCGTACGCGATCGCCTACGCGATCGGTGCGGCGCTTGCGGCGCTTGATCAAGGACAGACGCAGGTCAACCTTGGTCGAGCGCGTCTTGGTCCGAGCGTCGGCGCCGATATCGACAGTTGGTCGACGGATATGGTCGGCCCGACGTTCGGCCGATATCCTCAAGAATCTGATGCGCTGTTTATCTCGCGCAATATGCTCATGGTTTCGCGGCCGCGCTGCTCAATCAACGCGTTGCAAAAGTTCGTGACGCAGTTCTATGCGTCGATCTTGGCAGGTTGGAACGTAACGGGCTCCGAAGCGCTCGGCTTCGATACGGCGGGCGGCTTCGAAGTATCGGGCGCATTCAATAATCCGCCGGCCCCATCCGTTCCTAAAAATCCGCCGCCCGTAACGGTGTGGGACGGCATGACGCAACCGGCTCTGGCTGCGGCGCTCGGCGTCACGCCGTTGCAGTTCGTCATTATGGTCGGCCTATTCAGTACGAGTCTCGTCGAACAACTCGGCTTCAACGTCGCTGGTGCCCTCGGTGGCGGCCCGCACGGCGCGTCGCCCGGCTCGGGCGGATTCAGTAATGAAGTCACAAACGACACGCTGCCAAGCCCGACGCGCCAGGCGCCAGACCCGCGACTCGGCACGATGATCAATCTCATCACCAAAGGCACCGGCACCGTACCCCTATATCTCATCGGTCAACTCTGAGGAGCTCAACGTGAAGAAGTTTGCATCTGCGATCGCCGCGCTCGCGCTCGCGCTCTCGCCGTTCGTGGCGCAAGCGACGCAAGTCACCGTGCAGCCTGCGCCGACGGCGCGCGTCATGGTGTACGCCGGCCAAAACCCCGACACCAACGAAACCAACCTGATCCCGCGCTTTCAGCGGCTTGCCGACGGCACGATGCTGCGCGATATTCTCTCGACGCTCGGCACGTCTGGCGCGTGGTCGAACATTGCGATTCGGCCAGGCTCGGGCCTCAACGTCACGATCAACCCGTATCCGAATACGTCGCAACTCGGCGCGGTCTATCAGATCGGTCAGAACGACGTGACGGCGCTGCCGCCGCCGCCAGGTCAATCTCCGAATCAGATCCCGGCAGATTCGACCAATATCATCATTCAGGCAACGCAGAACGTGCAGAGCAATCCGCTCGGCCCGTTAAGCGCGCCTAGTGGCGCGGGCAACGGCATCTATTACATGGTCGAGGCGCAACTGAGTTCGATCGACACACAGAACCAATCCATGCTCTTTGTGTCGTCGAGCGGCATCACGAACTATCAGAACGTCAATACGCAACGCCAAGACATCATCACCTATAAGCTAAACCCGGGCGGGCCAGGCACGGCCGATTGCAGCACGACGTTCCCGACGCCGCCTGCGGTGGATAGCGGTTGGATTGAGATCGGCTTGGTCTGCATCCCGCACGCCTTGACGCAGATCACCACGGCCAATATCGCCATGTTCCTCGGGACGAACTTCAACGGTTCGTCCTTTGCGCAATTGAACTTCGGCGGCGCCTACGTAACGGGCGGTTGCCAAGGTACGGCGACCAACTGCGGCCCTTCGACGCTCTCCACGTCGCAGAACAGCGGGTGCGATCTCAATAACGAGCTCGGGTTCGTGATCAATAACAACGCGAATACGAATAACGGGAACCACGTGCTCGTGGCCGATCTGGCCGGCGATCTGGGCGTCTGCGGCAGCGAGCTCCATATCTTCAATCAGAACTCGAACTCGACGGCCGCCAAGATCATCGTCAATACGTCCGTCGATAAAGGCACGGCCACGGACGAAACGCTGTATCCGGCCAATAACACCGCGACCTTGGTGACGAATTCCAACTGCGCCAACGCCACGATCTGCCAAAGCGCAGCGGAAAAGGATATCTGCGCTCAGTCCGGCGCGGCGTCAACGGCGATGATTACGCCGAATGGCGATTCCGCGATGGCGGTGACGAGCGCGCCCACGTCGGGGACCGGCGTACGTGTAGAGTTTTACAACGTGAGCGGTAGCTCGATCTCGAGCCCGCACACGTTTAACTTTACCTATACGTGCTTCTGAGGTTCAAACGCGTCGATCATTCGCCGCGCCGATAGAACGAAGAAGCAGGCAGCGGCCAAGCCAAACTCGGGCGCCCATGAGGCGAGCACCACGCAGATCCCCGCCATCGCGGAGTTACGAATGACGCCGGTCAATCGCTCCGCGAGCTCGTAGAACGCGGCGTTCGGCTGCTCGATGATCGGAGTGACGTTGCGGAGATCCCGGGCCGGCAGCGCGTCGGCGAACTCGGGGTGCTCGATCGCGATCATCACCTGTACGTGAGGCGGAAGATCAAGGAAGTGGATGCTGCGCCGCATTTGAGGGGGCAAGTATAGCACGAATGACCCCGCAGGGCTATCGGAACCGGCTCGCGTGCATAGAGTGGCACGTGAACTTCTGGCTGCAATCGGGAACCGATTACGACCAATGCCAGCGTACCTTACACCACCTTCAAGAATGCCTCGACGCGGACTTCTACGGCGAAGCGCGCCCAGAGGCGCCCGATTCCATTACACTAGTATTAATTGACTATTTGGACCGGGAGTTTTCCGGCCCGACCGTCGAACGGGATGGTTGGGGAGCGCTCGTTTCGTTTGAATGAGGAGCGAGTTACCGAGGCGAACCCACAACGTCGTGCGCAAGGATTCTGACCGTGCCATCTTGGGAACGCGAGATCTCGGACTTGTGGGCGGCGTTATTCGTCCCCGCGAGCGCCGTCATCGGCACGATCGGCGTCATTCTGCTCGCCCTCACCCGCTTCAAGGACAAGCGGATGGAAGGGGCGCTCGAAGCGAGCACGACCTGGCGCGAGCTCGCACAAAGCCGCGAGGCCACCAATGTCGATCTCGAACGCAAGGCCGTGTCGAGAGATCGGTACATTCAGCGGCTCGAACGGCAAAACTCATTCCTTTGGGATCAACTTGCGCCCGAGAAGCGAGAGGAGGTTTCTCGCAAATGGAACTTACGCGAATAGGTGCCGTATGATTAACACGCTTCCGAACACCCTGTGGGCTCTCTCTGTTTGTAGCTTCATTGCGATCTATGCGATCGTGCTCGGCTTTGCGTGGGGGAAAATCAGCCGGCGGTTTTTGTTCCGCCGATTCGCCGATCACTATACGCAGTTCGACGTGACGTGCGTCGGCATCGGAACATTACTCACCCTCATTCTTTTTGAGTGGGGCGTTCGCGCGCCGTTCGTATTTTTCGTTTTCGGTCACGTGACGATCGGCGGGTGGTGGGTTCAAATCTGGATCGTCTGCTTCGCTGCCGGCACAATGTTTGGCTACAGTAAACGCAAGCGCGAGGACAACAACCTCCTCAACGACGGCGCCATTACGTTCTGCCCCCATCCTAACTGTCCAGCACTAAAAGGAGATCACTAGTGAAGCAAATCCTCGCCGTTGCGATGCTCATGCTCGCGGCGGCACCCGTGTCTGCGGCAACGCCGCCACCGAATGCCGCGCCGGCGAGCGCGCCAATCCAAAATGCACCGAACGGTGTCAAGCCAAGTCCGCAGCCGTTATGGGCGCTCGTGAAAACCGTGCAAGACAACGACGCCGCCGTAACGCGCGACTACAATCTTTTTGTCATGCACTATCAGACGTTCGGCGCCTCGGTCTATGCACCGTGGTGCGTCAACGCGGGCGGCGTCCTCACCGTGAAGCTCGCCAAAGCGTGGGCTGCATGGCCGGCAACCGTGTGGTGCCATAAGGACGATCCGAAAGGGCCAGGGCGTTCCGCCACGGCGCCGGTGGTCAAATGATCGCCACCCATCATTGGTCCGGCTCGCGCGCCGTTCGCGGCCGCAACTATCATATCGAGAACGCGCGTACGGGCATCATCGACGACGCCTATCGCCATCTGCTGCGCGCCGCATGGATCACCGACGACGGCGCCAAGTCGGTAGACTTCCATAAACTCAAATCGCTGTTCATCGTCTACAAGAACGATTCGCTCACGGAAACGACCGAGTTCGGGACCTGGGATCTCAATAGCGATCCGCGCAACGGCACGCCGAATATCGAGATCGCCTCGCTCTGTATGCCGGGCGGCGCGACGGACTTCGAGGGCGTCGAACCATTCACGATCGCGCACGCATGGGTTCACGCCTACGAAACCGCGGCGATCTGCCTGCTCAAAGGTCAAGACCCGCAGGAGTTCTTCAACGCAAACGTCGCGCCGCAACTGCAAAACGGACCGATCTTCGTTTTTAGTACGCACGGCGAGCGTGCGATTCAGACCAAGAACTACAACGTGCCTGGCGCCGGCGCATCGTCGGAAGCCGTGTCTGAGGAATATGGCTACTTCTTCGGCAGCGGTGATTCTGATTCGCGCGCCGATCTATTCTGCCTCGACGGCGCGTGGTACAACGGCAAAGTCACCGAGGACCAATGCCGATCGAGCGCGGCAGCGATCCGCCATCACGCGCTCATGATCATCCAGCACGGGCTCGTGAAAGACTTCTGGGGGCTCGACGGCCCCGAGAGCTAAAGCGCAACGAGGGCGAGCAATCGCCCTCGCTTCTTTCCCCGAAGGTGTCATGGACAATCACGTCGTCGATATCTGCCTCGCGATCTTCGCTTTGTCGATGGTCGCGCTTGCCGTTATTCCGCACCCCGAAGGTACGCCGATCCCATCGGCGCCGCTCACGAAGCCGCTCTCAAAGACGGCCGCGGTCGTGCTCAAATACAATAACGAGCATCCATTCTTCAGTAAGGCGCCCGTGTGGACCGAACCGGCGCCCGGCGTAACGATTCACAAGATCCCGCCGAGCACGGCGCAAGAAGAAGCCGACGTCGCCGAAGCCGCGAGCGTGCGCGAGAAGTATCCGCTCACGATGATCTTCGCTGCGCTCGGCGTCGAGAGCGTGCTCGATCCGCTTTGCGAAAACCACAACGCCGCGCCGGGCGAAAGCAACGAAGGCAATAAGTTCGGGCCGGCCGGTTGGGATATGGGGCTTGGACAGTTCAAACTCGGAATTCTGGCCAAGGCGCTCGGCATCACGCTCGCGCAGGCACAGGAGCTCGCGTTCACGATCAAATGGGCGATCGACTATCACGTCGCCGTGATGAAGAAGGAAGTCGCCTGGGCCAATACGGTCATTGCGCAAAACCAAGGCAACTCGAACGTCGATTATCGCTTTCGCGATCCGTATCTACTCGCGACGTGCTCGTACAACTACGGCCGCAACGGCGTGCTCGAACAGTATTATTACAAAGGCACGTTTCCCGACGGCGGCAAGAACCCCGATGGTACTCCGCGCAAGAATCACGGCGCGTCGGTCATGAGTGACGAAGCCTACTTTGCCAAGCAACTCGGCGTAACGTCGATCTTCGCCTATCTCAAGGCGTAGGAGGATCATTGCATGGATTCCGATTCTGGCGGTGGCGCAAAAGGGTCCGTCGCCGCTTCAGACAGCCTCGATGCCGTCGTGATTCACAAAGACGGCAGCACGACCCAAACTCAGCTAACGGGCGTTAAAAAAATCATCGCCTGGTTCAAAGGATGGTTCACGTCATGAAAAAACTGCTCGGTGCAGTTCTGCTCACGGCGCTCGCGCTCGCAGGCTGCTCTCACGGAACAACGCATCACCCGGGCCTCGCGCCGGGAAAGATGCGTGCGCACAGTTCGCTCGTTCACAAGGTTGACCTTAAGGCCGGCAAGCCGCAAGAGCACGCCGTAATCGATCTGCGCAAACACCAGCCGACGGTATTCCTCGGTAGCGGCGTCAACTTCGGCCATATCATGGCCTATCACTATCGTCACCATCGTCTGATCGGCGTTCACGATCTCGGGTTCGGGACCGTGACGAACGTCGGCGTAATGGCCATGGCCAACGACTTTGCGTGGGCCGGCCCGTCGGGTGCGCCGATCAATACGCTCGCGCTCTGCAAGTTCATGGCGACAGGTACGGGCACAACCGCCTCGGCCTCAACGGATATCGCGTTGCAGACCGCCGACGGTGTTGCCTCAGTCACCGGCACGCAGTCGCTCGTGAGCGCGGCCAACTCCCAAGCCTATAAGGTCGTCGGAACCCAAAACTATACGGGCACCGAGGCCGTCACGGAATGGGGACTCTTTGCGAACGGCACGCTTTCGGCGAGCACAGGCACGCCGTTTACCGCCGGATCGGCGACGAGCGGAACCGTAACAGGCACACCGCTTACGGCATCGTCGACGACGGCTCAAGGCGAGCAACAGTTCATCTTCCAAGATACGACCAAATCGCCGAAGATCTACGGCTTGGTGACGAGCAACACCACGTCGGTCGTGACCGTTCCGGCGTGGTACAAATCCACCGACGGCACCGCTGCCGGCACAACGCCGGCCAACGCCGATGCGTTGACGATTCTCCCGGTGATGCTCGACCATATCGTCTTTTCGGCGATCAACGTCATCAATGGCGACTCGATTCAGTTTACGTTCACGTTGACGTTGCCTTCGGGCTCGTAAGTAACTCGCACGGGAGTCTAGCCGATGGCGATCTCGTTCGTCCAAGCCGCTCAAGGCGCGGGGTTCGGCGTCGTTCTCGGTGCGGCTCCCGTGAAAGGCAACCTCTTACTCGCCGTTGCGGTCAATAACGGCTCGACGCCGACAGCCAATACGGGCTGGACGAGCATCGACACCCTCAACCTCACGCAAGACGGCATTTCGCTCTATAAGATCGCTGGTGCGGCCGAACTCTCGACGCAGACGCCGATCGCCGGCACGTCGAGCAACGTTTCGGTCTACGAGTTCCACGCCGATCGCGGCTTTGCGGCCAATCCGGTCGATGACCATTCCGTGCGCCAAGGCGCACCGGCTACGCCGCCGACGTGCGTTTCTAACGGCGTAAACCCGACCAAGCCGATCAACGGAATGCTGGCGGTGTTTTACTCTACGTCGAGCGCCGATACGGCGCCGACGGCTGTTTCGGGCATGACCGTGCAACTCACGTTGAGCGGCGGCGCGACCGGCAACGGCGTCGGCTGTTATCAGATCGGCGTCAACGGCGAACACGTCACAAAAACAGCGACGTGGACCGGCTCAACGAGCGCATCATCGTGCGCCTTTATCATCGTCTTTTACGAGCAGACGGAAGTCACGCTCGTGCAAGCCGCGACGGCCGTCGGCACCGGCGTCACGTTCGGATCTGCGCCGACGCAAGGCAATCTGCTCGTCGCCGTCTGCTTCAATAGCGGCACGCCGGCGCTCGGCACAGGCTGGACGAATATCGACAATCAGGCGAGTTCGCCCAATAGTCGATCTATGTATAAGATCGCCGGGGCCGGCGAATCGACGACACAAAGTCCGACAAGTACGGCGACGAGTACGCTCATGGTCGCCGAGTTCAACGCCGTGAGCGGACCATTTACGGCAGCGAATCTCGACGTACATGGCGTGACGCGCGTTGCGACGGCAAATCCACCGAGCGTCACGTCCGGTGCTCTTACGCCATCGAAGGTCAACGACTTCGCCATCGTTGTCGCGTGCGATGCCGGTACGGCCGACGCTGCGCCGACGGCGATCACCGGCATGGTCACGCTCGTTGATATGCCAGGCACCGGCGGCAACGTCGGTATCGGCTTTGCGGCGTGGACGGTCAATACGGGCACGGGTTCGTTTACGAAAACCGTCACGTGGGGTAGCGGCACAACGTCGGCGAGCGCCGTTCACGTCATGATCTTTACGGTGCCGGGCTATACTTCAACGCCGTCGGGATCTGTGACGGGCGCGGGGGCCGCCAATCGCGCCGATAAGGCGGTGCGCACCGGCAGCATCACGGGAGCCAGCGCGCTCTCGCGGGCGATCGCTCATGGTCTGACGGCCTCGATCACGGCCGTGAGCTCCGCGCTCCGATTCGTCGCAAAGATATTGCCCGGCGCGTCGATGACGCCGACCGGCACGGCGACAAAGCAGGCGCAACTGCCGGTTGCAGGCAGCGTCACGGGTGCAAGCTCGTTCGTGCGCGCAACCTTTGCACAACTCGCTGGAAGCGAAACGCCGGCCGGAACGTTCGTGCGTTTCATTCAGCGCGTGCTCACGACGGGCTCGATCACGGGTGCCGGCGCCGCTTCAAAGCAGACGCAGGTGCCGGTGGCCGGGTCCGTCACGGGCTCGACTTCGATGCTGCACGCCATCGGCGCGCTACTCAGCGGCAGCGTCACGGGCGCGACCGGATTCGTTCGCTCGACGTTCCGTAAACTCACCGGCAGCGAGACCCCCGCCGGCGCGGCTACGCGTGCGATCGCGCGCGCCTTTACTGCGGCGAGCATCACGGCAAGCTCGGCTCTGGCCACCGGCAAAGCCTTCGTGCGATCCTTGACGAGTTCGATCACGGGCACGACCGGCTTCGTTCGCTCGACGTTCCGCAAGCTCACCGGCAGCGAAACGCCAGCCGGCGCGGCTGCGCGTGCGATCGCGCGCGCGTTCACGGCAGCGAGCATTACAGCCACGTCGGCGCTGGCCACCAGCAAGTCTTTCCTCCGATCATTCACGGGTTCGATCACGGGCTCGAGTTCGATGCTACACGCCATCGGTGCGCTTCTCAGCGGCAGCGTCACGGGCACGAGCTCGATGAACCGCTCGATCGGCGCGAAGCTCACCGGAAGCATCACGGATGCCGGGACGTTCATCCGATCGACCGTCGCGAAACTTACGGGCAGCGAAACTCCCGCCGGTGTCGTCGCGCGCGCGATCGCCCGCACCTTCGCCGCGGCGAGCATCACGGCGAGCTCGGCTCTGGCCACCGGCAAGGCGTTCGTTCGATCGTTCACCGGCTCGATCACCCCGGCCGGCTCGATCAATCGGTTCACGACGGCGCTGATCTCGGGCAGCGAGGCCGCTACGTCGTCGCTCAACCGCTTCACGGCGCGTCTTGAGGCCGGGAGCATTACCGGGGCCGGCACGGCTCACAAATCGACCGGAACGGTCGAAAGCGGCAGCATCACGGATGCCGGGGCGATCGGCAAGCAGACGAAGGTGCCCGTGGCGGGCAGCGTCACGAGCTCGGGAACGCTCAGGCGCTCGATCTTCGCCTTGCTCGCGGCCAGCATCACGGCGGCCAGCGCGATCCGGCGCGCGTCGACCAGGGCGCTCGTCGCCCAGGTTACGCCGCAGGGCGGGCTCGCCCGGGCGATCGGCGCGGCGCTCGCGAGTGCCAGCATTACGGCACAGTCGCTGCTTACGTCCAATCGTGCCATCATCCGCAACTTCACGGCGTCGATCGCGCCGAGCGGGACGATCGGCAAAGCCGTCAGCGCGCTACTGAGCGGCAACGTGGCGCCGGCGACACACCTCCTTCGCTCGACGGTCGTACAGTTCGGCGGCCAGATCACCGCAACGGCCGGCATCGTCCGTACGACGGTGCTCAATATCGCCGGCAGCATCGCGGCCGCTGGCACCATTGCTCGTGGCCGTATCAAGAACTTCACCGGCTCAATCACCGGGCAAGGCGTGCTCGCCGACCGCAAGGCGATCAACGTCATCTTCAACGCCGTGCTTGCGCCGCAGGGCACGATACGTCGGTCGATCCGCAAGGCGTTCGCGGCCGTCATTGCGGCCGTCGGGTCGCTTCGCAATCTGTTCTATCACGCGCCGCCGGCCATCGTGCTCGATATTGCGATCATCGCGCCGACGGAGATCAGCGCCTCGATTCTCGCGCCGACGGTGATCGGCGCACCGATTCTCGCGCCGACGACAATCAGCGCACCGATTCTCGCGCCGACGATGCTTGAGCTCGATATTCCCGGCGCCATCATTCTGTCGGTTTCGGGGGACTAAATGAATAGCGACCAGCAGCCGGTCATCATTCCGCAAAAGACGATCGGCCGAACGATCAAAGTCAATACCAACGGCGAAGGCTACGTAATCACTTCGGGCCTCACGGCCGTCCTGATCTTCCGCCAAGTGAGCGGCACGGGCGTTCGCAACGAAAAACAACTCACGTGCGCGATCGCCGCCGACGGCCTGTCGGTATCCTATACGACGGTCGGCGGCGAGTTCGACGCGATCCCCGGTCTGTGCGATGCGCAGGTCAAAGTCTTTGCCTCTGGCGTGCTCGACTACAGCTACGTCATGCCACGCCTCGTCAACATTCAGCCGCCTTTAGGATGAACACTATGGCGATCAAGTTTTCGAACCCATGGATGGCGGCGCTCTACGCGGCGCTCTATTCGTGCTTCATTAGTGCGTTCACGATCGTCTCGACGGCCGTCGGCGTCGGCTTGACGCTCGGCCCCAAAAACGGCGGCTTCGACGATCTGACGACCTTCATTACGTTTATGAGCCACGCATGGTTCGGCTGCGTACTCGGCTTCGTCTTTCAGGTCGGGCCGTACGTGCGCGCCAAGCAAGGCTTTACGGCCTCGAAGAACGGCGGCGCAACAGCTCCCCCGCCGGAACAAAACCAGCCAGACAAATAGGAAGCCGCCGTCGAGCGGCCAATCTCCTCCCCCACACCCTCGAAAACGTTAGGAGAACAAAGATGGATCTTCAAGATATCCTCAAGCCGCTCGAAAAGGAAATGATCGAAGCGGTCGCCGCGGGTCTCGATAACGAAAAGACCGCGATCGAGCAAGTCACCGGACCGGCGGTTTTGGTCGTCGTCAACGGTGCCGTCAAGGTCGCCGATGGCGTGTTTGCGCAGTTCCCGTGGGGCACCGGCGCGATCGTCGATGCCGCGCTGCATAAGTACGTGCAGCAATACGAAGGCGATATCAGCAAGTACGAAGGCGCCGGGATCGACGATCTCGTGCAGCTGCTCGAAAACGCCGCAGCGAAACTCTAACCCCTATCGCACGTTGCAACGAAGCACCCTCGCCGTAATGGCGGGGGTGCTTTTTTCTTTTGTCCCGAGGAGGCATGAAGAAGCGAACAGATGACGACGACGATCTCGTCGAATACGATCCCCCCGAGCCAGAGCCCGAGCGAGAGCGCGTCAAGCTGCCGCCGCTCAAACCCGTCGATCAACTCGAACGAACGCGTCTGCGGCCGGCGCCGACGCACGTGACGCACAAGATTCCAAAATGAAAGGACGGCATCTAACGCCATGACAACCGCAAAGCGGACCCTCAACGGTCTGCGCATCGAAACCAAGAACCTTGCCGATCTCAAGGCGGCGCCCTACAACCCGCGCACGATCTCGCAAGAAGCGCTCAACGGGCTTGCGAAAAGCCTCGAACGATTCGGCATCGTCGAACCGATCATCTTCAACGAACGTACCGGGCACGTCGTCGGCGGCCACCAGCGGCTCAAGGTCCTGGAGCATCAAAAGAAGCAGCAGACCGACGTGATCGTCGTCGATCTTGAGCTCAAGGAAGAAAAGGCGCTCAACGTCGCGCTCAACAGCGAGCATATTCAGGGCGAGTTCGACGACGAAAAACTCGAGGCGCTGCTCAAAGAGATTCACGTGAGCGACAAAGAGCTATTCGACGGCCTGCGCTTCGAGGAGTTCGGCTTCAACATTGAAGCGCCGAATATCGACGACGTGGTAGGCACGCCGAACATGGCCTTCGCCTCGAAGTTCGAGTGTATCGTCACGTGCAAAGACGAAGCCGAGCAGCGCGATCTCTACGAACGCCTGCAAGCCGAGGGCTACAAGGTCAAGGTTCTGCAACTGTGATCGTCGAGCTCGAACTCAAATCGCCCGTATCGGATACGTTTCGCGTGCAGACGCTCGCGTCGCGCATGGATTACGAGCCTTCGGAGAGCACGACGTTTCGGCTCACGGCCGAGCTCCCGTCGCTCGACGAGAAGTGGAACGTCGGCCTGATCGTCGGACCGTCGGGCAGCGGCAAGACGCGGCTGCTCGAAAAGGCCTACCCGTCGTTCACAGACGCCGCCAAGTATCATTGGAAAGCCAAGTCGTTCATCGACGATCTGGCCGAGAAGGCGAGCGTCGAACAGATCTCGCTCGCGCTCACGTCAGCCGGCTTATCGTCCGTGCCGACGTGGATGCTGCCGTATCATCGCCTTTCCAACGGTCAACAGCAACGCGCTGCGATGACGCGCGCTCTGCTCGAAACCGATGAGATCGCCTTTGACGAGTTTTCGTCGATGCTCGATCGTGTGGTTGCTCGTACGACGGCGATGGCCGTCGCGAAAACGATCCGTCGTGCCAACAAGCGGCTCGTTGTCGCCACCTGTCACTATGATATCGCTGAGTGGTTGGAAGCCGATTGGGTTTTCGATACTGCGACGGCGACGTTGGCAAGGGGGAAACTTCAGCGACCAAAGCTCGACATTACAGTCCATCCTGCACCGCGTTCTCTCTGGCCCCTCTTTGCGCCGTATCATTATATGAATCCGCGCCAAGCGCCGGCGGCGCGCTGCTTCATCGCCACGCTCAACGTCAAAGGCGAGGAGGCGATCTGCGGGTGGGTCAGCTTCGTGCCGGTGGCCGGCTACAAACACTATTGGCGCGGCCATCGCGCCGTGGTGCTGCCCGACTTTCAGGGGATCGGGATCGGCGCGCGGTTTCCGAGCGCGTGCTTCGATATTCTGAGCAAGGAAGATCCCAAGCGTCGTATCAGTACGATCACGGGTTCGATCGCGCTCAACGTTGCGAAGCAGCGGCAGAAGTGGTGGATTCTCACGCGCGCCCCGTCACGCATCACGGGTCGTGACGTGGGGACGTTGAAAGCGACGGCGCACCGATCGTTCGAACGTTTGACGACGACGTGGGTATTCGACGCGCCGAAGTACGACGCGAAAGCGAACGGCGAAGTGCCGCTTGATTACGACGCGTCTGCGTCTGATCAGACGAAGCGCGAAAGCGCGAAAGCGCAGACGCGAGGGCGCGTCAAGGGGGCGTCTGTGACGCGTTCAAAAGACGACGGGTGACGTATCAGACGCGGGGGCGCGTTCAGACGCGTCAGGGGGCAGGGAAACGTCATATCCCGTCAGTCTTTCAGACGCGTTCAGAACGCGTCAGATCAGCATCGAACACCTGTTCGATACTTTCACGAATGGCAGCTTGCCCTGGTGGGCGGGCAAGCGTCGTTTTAAGCGTTTCCCTGCGTCCCTAGACCCCCCTAGCCCCCCGCAGCAGTATCAGACGCAGACGATTCTCAGACGCAGCAGGGGGCAGGGAAAGCGAGCCCCACGCGATTCTGTACGAAGCGCGTCTGAGAAGCGTCGGGGGGCGACGTTCAGATGTTCAGACGCGTCTGATCAGTACGTTCGGAAAGTGCTCACTTTTGGAACGCCGCGCGGCAGATCGCCGGATGCAAAAAAGAAAAGAGGGTCGCCTGATCGGCGGCCCTCTTTTTCGTTATCCGACGAGCGCGCTTATTCGCCGTCGAACGTGATCGGGTGGCGTCCACAGTCCTTGACGCCCGCTGGTTTTGATCGGCTCGATGCGTCGAACGTTGCGCAGCATCCAGCAGTAGGGTCCCGCTGCCCATGGCGGCAGATCGTCACCGAACTCGCGAACGTGAATCACGTCGACGAGCTCGGCGATCGCGACGATGCTGCTTCGCTGCGCCATCGCCTCGGCGCGCAGGCGATCGGACAGACGCCCGACGTTCGCCTCAACGGCGGCGAGATCGTCGAACGCTTTGCTGCCGGCGTGAATCAAGATCGTGCCGCGATACGGGGTCGGCCATGTACGATTCTCGATTCGTTTCCCGGCGTGCGTGATCGCCCACGCCCACGGCTGCCGCAGCGTGAGTGCTCTCAACCTTGCCTCTCTTTCCGATGCGCGCGATTGCGCCGTTGTGCCTGGCGCCGGCGATGCACGGCGTCCACGTACAGCGGTTCCTTGCCGCGTGATCTGGCATCCTGAACGACCCTAGTCGGGATTCGCTCGCCGCAGTTGCAGCCGCAGAGCGGATTCGCTTTGCATCCCGGGCAGTAGTCCTCCGTATGCCAGCCGTGATCGGGGCATTTGTCTGCGCCGCAGACGCAGGTCGTGCCCTGATCTTTTTTGTGGCGATGATTCATTCGTCGCCGTCCTCGTCCGTGACTTCTTCGATATCGTCGGCGAGCTTGTATTCGCTCTCGACGACGGGTCCGAAGAATACGGTGATATGCCCGACCCGTTCGTCGTCAACTTCGACTTCGACGTGCTCGGGTAGAACGGCGCTGAGAATCTCGGCGGCCGACGCTTCATCTTCCGCCTTGATCTCGGCGCAGAACCCGATTGGTCCGGTGCTGCTATTGCCGCAGCTGAAATGTACCACTTTCATTTGATGCCGTATCCTTTCAGCGCTTCGCCGATTTTGATGCCGAGGTTCTGTGCGTACCCAACCGAATCGCGGCATTCGGGCGCGTCGGTGTAGATATCGTCGTGCGTCGTCGCCATCAGCGATCTCACGACTTCAAGGAACGAGCGCTTTACCGGCACGTCATCGCGCTCGATGTCGGCGGCGAGGTCGTTGCGAAGCGATTCAAGAACCGAGCGCGATACCATCATGCAGTTGAACTTGCCGGGGTCCGGCTCGCCGCGCAGCATTTGCCGAACGCGATGCAGATCGTCGATCAACGTATCGAGGCGATCATCGACTTGGCCGGCTTCCGGCTCGCGATTTTCGCCGTCGAGGCATTCGATGCGAATCGCCTCGAACAGCGGACTGTCGGGATCGTGAAAGCCCTCGCTCATCGTTTCCCAGGCTTTCTCGAATTGTTTGGCGGTGATTCTCGGCATTAGTGATTCTCCTTTATCGCGAGAAAGTTGTTCGCGGCTTCTTTGTGCTTACACCACTTCTCGGCGTGACCGTCGGCGCAGGTGCAGGACGGACGCGACGAATCGGTCGTCCACGTTCCGTGCAGACGCTGACGCCGATGCTCTTGCATCCCTTGGACGTGAAACGCGTTCTCGATGCCGTCATCCCATACGGATATGAACCCGTTGGCGTTCTCTTGAACGGCGAGGTTCTCGCTCGGCGTGAGGCAGCGGCCTTCATGGCCGATGCCGACTTGCTCGATCTCGCGCCAATGCTCGTCGAGCAGTTGATTGGCGACGGTGATGATCTCAACGCCGGCGCCGTCCGTGTACGTGTTTTGGATGACGCCTTCTTGGCTCACGATGCCGACCGTGATCTCCGGCTCGATCTGCTCACCGCAGGCGAGGCAGGCGAGATTCTCGTGTTTGCAATCGCTCATAGAAAGTTCTCCACGGTTTCGACTTTGCCGGTGGCATAGTCGATATGACAGCCTCTGATCGGCGCGTTATAGCGGCGCCGCGCCGTCACGGCTTTCGCCATGGCGTTATCAAACGAGACGCTATCGCCGCGATGATAGGGGAAATAGTCGAATGCGACCGTCAGCGCGTGCTGTTCCTCTGGCGTCCACCAACACGGCATCACGTGTCCTGGGATATTGTGCGGCCAATAATCGGCGATGAAGCCGATCGCCTGGGGCGTTGACTTAAAAACGTACCATTGAACCGGCGAGGCTTGCAGGTCTGGCGCGGCGTAGTACCGTTCTGCCTGCGGTCCGCTCTGGGTGAGGTCAATGGCGCCGACCATCTTGAGATATCGGCAACTGAGGCATTCGCCTTTGACGTTCTTGTCGAGCGGCTGATCGTGAATGCAGAGCACGTCGCGGACGTTCTGTTGATACGCATCATCGCGGTCGTAAGTCACCGTGTCGAGCATCCATTCGCTTACAGGGTCCGTGCCGTCGCCGATCTGCTCGGGTTCGTACATGGTGCCGTCGGCGTTGTAGTAGATAATCCGGTCGCCAGACAGAATCTCGCGCAGGCGCTTCTCGGCGATCTCGGCGTCGGCGGCGCGAACCCAGAAGGCTTCGTAAACGACGCGATTGATCTTGATCAGATATTCGCGCGCGCCGTCGGCGACGGGGCGCTTCGGTGCGGCTTCTTCACGATTCGGTCCCCATTGTTTGGGAAACGATTGGAACTCGTGATGCGGAAATGGACAGTTGCCGACGACGCAGTACGGCTTCGGGTCCTCGCATTCGGCCGTATGCTCGTGATCGACCAAGCATTGCTCGGCCGCAGCGGGGAACTCGTGATCGCGAAACGTGTCGCCGCAGACGAAGCAGGGTTCATCTTCGGTGCCACGGAGCTCGGCGATGCCGTCGGTGATCACTTTCAATAGATCGGTGATGGTCTGAATACTCATTTGGAATCTCCTACGGATTTGATGCGTTTTGAATGTTGACGCCGCCAATCAAACAACTTCTTGATTCGCGGGTCGCGTTGTCGTAGACGCCTCATTGCTGACGAGCCTCGACGACGCCGCAGAACTTGCATGACGCGGCATGACTGAGACGATAGCGCCAGACGAGAAGCGCCGCGCAGCAGAAGCAATCGCGGCATTCATGCCGATTGTCCGTACTTACGGCCGCCTGGCGCTTGAGCTCCTTGTCGTCGAGCGGCCACGCATTCGCCAACTGCTCGTTGAACGATACGCCGTCGTCGATGATTCGCTCGACCCCCAGGATGACGTTCGTTCGGCGAGCGATATCGTTCGCGTACGTGAGCGCTTCTGCTTCGGTCGGACAGACCGTGCCGTCGCCGACTTTCCAGATGCCATACCCGGCGTCGAACCCGATCACCGTGCCGACGGCATCGCCGTGATCGTAGCAGAGAATCGGCGAGACGCGGACGGATTCGAGATCGTACTTCTCATAGACTTGCGCGAGCTTGTCGCCGGGGTTATTGGCGAAGATCGCGTGCGCCCATTCGGCGGCATCCTCGAACTTGTCGAAGTGCGCGCCGCCTTGGTTCTCGCGCAGCAGTACGCGAAGCCCGCTTTTCTTTTCGCGGATCGTCGGCGCGAATCGCAGACGAGTCGAGAGCGGATAGTCTGGCATTAGTTGTTCTCCCACAGGAAGCCCGCGCCGACGATCAAGCGTTTGAACGCCTTCATGAGCGACGGGTGTCGTGCTTCGAGCGCGGCGCGTAATGCGTCTGGCTCTTGCATGAGATCTGCGTCGGTCGCCTCTGGCCAAATGGCGGTGCGGCGCGCGTGATCGAGTTGGCGTTCCTTGCCCTCTCCGATGCGCTCTGACTGAACCCATTTCAGGACCGGCGTCGTTGGCAGATCATCGCCGTCGTGCCGTTCCTTGAGGATGAAAAGCGGGACCGTTTCGAGGCCAGCATACTTGAGGCCGGTCGGCGTATCGCTCAGTTTCACGCCAACGCCGAGTGGGGCGCCGGTGATGGCGTGCAGTTCCCACATTTTCAATCCGCTTCGCGTCGTCAACGGTTGGCGTTCGCCTTTGCGTAGCCCCCAACAGTCACGATCGCCGGCGTGATAGATCGTATTGGCGACGTAATGCATCGGCGCGTCGCTGCTCGTCAAGTGCCATGGAATGAACGGCGCGAGCTCGGGGAATACGCTAGCGATCTCGTCGTGCATACAGCCGCCGGCCTCAATGTCATGGCGGCGCCTGCTGGCGGCGGTCGTCACGCCGGCCGTAATCGCGAACGTGTTGTGCCCGTTGCGGCATTCGTCGTCGAATCGAAGGTTGACGGTCATGCGGCCGCCGGGGCCGTAGTCGTCGATCGGCCGGCTGGACTTCCATTCTTGCTTGCAGAAGCAGCCTGGCTTTTCGTCCTCTCGCGCCGTGACGGCGAACATTCGGCCTTCGACGCCGTTGATCGTGTGCTCGTGTTCTTGCTTGATGATCGGGTTCACTTGATGATCTCCTCGGTGAGTTCAATCTCGACGACGAAGGGATGCTGACAGCAGCGGAAGCGATTGCCGCTCCCGTCAACGTCGATCAGCGGCGCATAGCATCCCATGCTCGGGCAGACGACGATGCCGGTGCCGGCGGCGTTGATGCGCTTCTCGGCCACGTCAACGAGAACGGCGAGCGCCTCTTGGCTCCCCATTGTGAGCCCTTCGCGCGCATCGGTGATCGAGATCGGCTTGAGGCCGCGCTCGACGCAGGTCTGGCACGTGTCGCCGTAACAGCCGCCGTGCCGAATGCAGGCGAAGCTCGGCCCTTTGACGGTCACGTACTCGTACTCTGGCTCCCGGGCTTGCGCCGGTGTGATATGATCGTTTTGCATTAGGGATTCTCCTACGGGTTCTGAGTGCAGGGGCGACGGGGTAAAACCCGCCGCCCCCTTTTTGTTTTCCAGCCGCTTACTGCCGAAGCGGCATGATGATGCAGTAATCGCCGGTCCGATTCGCCAGGACGAGCGGCGAGAGCGGGTTGTGCAGGTCGGCTTCGATCTGCTCGTAATCGTCGAACGACGACAGGCAGCTGGCGAGATACTCGGCATTGAAGGCAATGCTCATATCGTTCGCGAGCGGCTTGGGCGCCGGTTCGGTGAACGCGACGAGACGCGTGAACTTTCCTTTCGTCTCGCTCTCGGCGTTGATCTCGACGGCGTTGCCCTTGGCAAGGAACAGGAGTTTGATCAACGATGCGCGGTCGCTGGCCACTTTGCCGGCGGCCGTCACGGCGGCGATCATTTCATCCACGGGGATACTGACTGTGCCGCTGATCATAGCCTTCGCCGGATAGACGGCTTCGTAGTTCGGGTACTGACCGTCCACGCAGCGGCAGATCACGGTGATGCCGTCGCTCACGGCGATGGCGTACGTGGTGTTGGCCTTGACGGTGATCGAGACTTCGACTTCGCTGGCCTTCGGCAGAACTTTCATCATCGCTCTAGCGAATACGGGAACGACGATGGCCTTGCCGCCGGTGCCCTTCTTCTCTTGATCGCCGGTGAACGAATCACGAACGACGGCATCCTCGATCTGGAAGTGTCCCATTTTGTAGCCGTCCGTTGCGGTGATCGCTGCGCCGGCGTTGCCTTTGATTTCGAGCAGCGTGCTCATGAGCGTGGCGCCGCGCGCTTGTTCGTCGCTCGCGTGCTTACTGCATTTGAGGAACGCCACGCGTACGTTGTCCGTCGGCGCGAGGAAGGCCGCGATGCGTTCGCCGTCGGTTGGCGGATAGGCGGGGAGGTCCTCGGCCGGCAGAGTGGGCAGCGTGACGCTGCCAATTCCCCACCCGAGATCGTCGGCGCTGGCGAGGGAGAGTTTATCTGCCTCGAACGTCAAGCGAACGTTCCCGTGAACGCCCTTGAGCATTTCCTTGAGCGCCTTGGGGCTAACGGTCGTTTCACCGGCGGTGATGCCGACGGCCGGGACTTCGGCGATGATGCGCGTTTCGAGATCGGTTCCCGTGATCGAGAGTTTGCCGGTGCGGTGATCGGCGCTCAGTTTCACGTTCGCCAAGATCGGCGTATGCGAATGCGTGTTGACGGCGAGCAAGACTTGCGTGAGTGCCTTGACGAGATTCTTGGCGTCGGTGACGACGACGGCGGGTTCGAGTTTGGTTTGTGCTTGTGCCATGTTGATATTCATTCTCCTACGGGTGCGTTGTGTGTATTGTAGAACGCCGCGACGGCGAGATTCTTGAGCATTGATTCGATGGCGCGGCATTCGGCAGCGGCGTCAACTTCGATCGCATCGAAGGCCACGTCGCCGCATTCGTCCCAAAGAATCCTGCCGCGTGTATCTATGGGACAGGTGATGAGGGTGTCGCCCTCTAGCCAATAGACCTGCGCGTCGTCAAGGATGACGAGTTGCGTGCCGGTCGGCGGCGAACTTGTATCGACTTTCTTCTCGAACTTGAGGCGGTCCGTGAGATCGACTTGTGCATCCGCCAACTTCTCGGCGTAGTTCTCCAAGTCGAGGCAGACCTGATTGAAGTCCGGCAGATAGCGCGGGTAATCCACTTGCGCGTCGAGATCGTGATCCCACGCTCGTTGCAGTTGGCGCGCGGCCTGTGCAAAGAGCATCGCGGCCTCTGGCATATCGGGGCAGGCGGAACAGAACTCGTTGGCGGCTTTGCCGTGGATGCAGTCGTAGGCGCGCTTCATACCGGCGGTCCCTCAAAGCCGCTGACCATGATGGCGTCAAACTTACTGCTGACGTGCATACGCAGTATCGCTCGGCGAAAGCGCCCTTGATGAAAGAGGCGCTCGCGGAACGGCAGTTTGCTCATGCTGTCGAACAGCGCTCGCTGGTTCTGTGTCATGAGCGAATCGGCTACTCGGTCGGCCATTTGCGCCGCGCCGAGATCGGAGAACGGGGCTTCGAGGATGGCCAGCGCATCGGCCGGCGTCATGGTGATCTGTTGCATACTTTCTCCTATGGTTCGAGTGATTTAGAGGTCGGTGATGCCGAGCACGTTTCGGACTTCTGTGTGCGAGCCAACCCATCCGTCGGCGTACAGCCCGACGCCGTGTTGGAAGTCGCGGTCCATCCGCAGCCGTTCGGCGTGCCCGAGCTCGTCGAGCGCCACGATCTTGTGCGGGCACCACGGCTTGTCTTGCGCGCCGTCGGGACAGGAACAGACGGGCTGCGAATCCGGCTCGATATCATTGGCGATGATCGCCTTGCGATACGCGATCATGCCTTCGACGTACGCCGACCCGAGCTCGGGTTCGATCTCCTCGGGCAGCGCCGAGTTCCAGACTTCCATTTTGTCGATGGCGCTTGGCGGGTCGCCTTTGTACCCCTGATTGACGCAGTAGTACGCTCCCCATTCGAGGCGCGGCAGAATCGGCTTCTTGCAGCCGTCGCAGAAGTCGATGCAGCCGTTGTCGTACTCTTGCTGCGCCGTCATTGGCTCATCGGGGTCGTTCTCGAAGCGCGTCGACTTGCCGTTCTCGACGGGGCATTCGTGCTTCGGATTACATGACGGGCAGAAGATGAACGAGGGGAACCAAACGGGTGCGGCGCCGTTCGCGATCGCCTCGGGCGATGACGTGTGACGTTCGCCGTGACAGTAGGCGACGATGGTCTTGGGAAGAACGAGAATCGTTTGCATTAGTGGTCCTCCATTGGCGGAAGTGCGAAGTAGAGATCGGTGAGATCGTTGACGCCAAGAACCTCGAACGTGAGGGCATTGAGCGTTGCGATCAGAACGAGTTGACTATGCTTGCCGTGCGGACGATCGGCGGCGTACGCGCGGCGGTACAGGGCTTGCAAAGCGACGGCGACTTCGTAGTCGGTGGGGCCGGTTGCCGGGCCGGCCCCTTTGGTCGAACAGTTGACGCAGACGAACGCCGTGCGGTCGCAGGTCGTGAAACGATGGCGGCAGGTGTGACAGTCTTTCGTCACCGTCAAGCCGCCATCGTTCACGTCATGATCGACGTAGATCACCACGGCCTCACGACGGCAAACATGAGGATGATAAACAGAACGACGCCGACGACGATGCGCCAATCTTCGTGTTGCTTCGTCATCATCAGAATTGCTCAAACTCTAGCTTGAGGCGTTCGGCGAGCATCGCCGCGCCGCCGACGAATCCCCATCCGAGATCGGCGATTTGATCGGGGTGCGGCTCGCCGAACGGAACCATCTTCAAGCCCGAATCTTCGCCGCCGCGCCAGATACCGATGGGGCCGATAGGGAACTCTTTGATATAGTCCTTGCATTTGAACGTGACTTTGGCGCCGCTCGGGATCACGACGTTCGTGAGTTTCTTGAGCGATTCGACCAACTGTTGCTCGCAGGCTTCGCCATACGATGCTTTGGTGACGACGGGCTTCTTGGCCATTAGCGGTGTCCTCCGAAGTCCCACGACGCGACTTCAAGTTGGCGCATGATGCGGTCGGCGTTGGTTTCTCCGAGCGTCTTGACGAGATAGCCATAGCGGCTGTCGTTGCCGCGTAACCGATCTATATCGGCAACGGTCGTGATGCCGAGATCGGCGAGCGCGGTTTTCAGGTCGGCCATTAGCGGTGTCCTCCAAGTGGTGAGAGCGGTGCATTGCGGAGTGCTTGACGCAGCCGGCCGATCGCCGCAAGCCGGTTGCCGAGCAGGGTGACGGCGTGGAACTGTTGGTTGTGCCGCTTCACGGCGCCACGTGAGAACGCGGCGTCGGTGATGACCATGCGGCAGGCCGGGCAGAAAGCCCGGCCCTCGGTGATCAGTTTCATCATGATCAGGCCCTCGCGTATCCGTGCTGTTCGAGTTGCGTGACGACGAGCGCCGCGCCGCGATCAACGTCGCGCAGACGCTTGACGCGCTTCCACGTTCCGCCGAACGGCTTTTCGCCGTGCGGCTTCCAGCTGGACTTTTTGAGAACCCATCCGTTGCTTCGGATGCTGTACGTCGTAACGATCTCGGTCGGGACGCCGGTGACGCTATCGGGTTGCGTGCGGCGCTTGGTGAGACGAGCGACTTCCTCGCCGTTCTTGAATAGACTTGCCATGTTGGTTCTTCTCCTACGGGATTTTGGTGTGCTACAGGATGGCGTATGCCAGAACATCGTCGGTGCCGGTGAACGTGTTGAGGCGCTCTTGCTCGGCGCGGCTATGCTGAACGTGGCGGCCTTGGTTCTTGCAGTAGTCCTCCACGTCCATGATGCGATAGAGTTCGCTTTCGCGGCGGCGCGCTTCTTCGATCATCGACGTATGCCCGACGACCGTATAGGCGTACGCGTGATGCGCGTCGGCGGCGATGCAGGGCACGACGTACAGGAACTTTGGGTCGAGCGTCTCGGCGACGAGCGCGCCGACCTGCCGGGTCCTTTCGGCCGATTCGGCTTCCAGGCGATCGGCGAGGATATCGAGGCCACGTGCCAACAGCCGCGCGCCGAGGACGACGCGTTCTTGCGGCTTGAGGTGCGCTTCGCGCGGCAGTAGCGCGTTCGTGATCGCCGTTGCGGCTTGGTCGAGGATATGGGAAAGTTCCACCGCGCCGGCGCCGTCGTCGCGTTCTTGCGCGGTGAGCGATTCGGTAATGAGAGAGCGGAGATCGGCGCGGCGCCGGGCGTGAGCGGACGGGGTGATCTTGGTCATGTTGTTTATTCTCCTACGGTTGTGAGTGATTAAAGGGGAACGTTTTGGACGGTGGTCGTGCTATCGCCGTCATCTTCGTCGTAGCGCCAGCGCCAGCCGCCGTTGCCGTCGGAAGTATAGAGCTTGCGGCGTTCTTGCGTATTGACCTTACGGCTGATCTCCGCGCCCTTCTCGTCCAGCATAATGAACGTGCGCGTGACGGTTTGCTCGTTCACAGTAGATGCCCCCGACCGGCGTTGATAATGTTCTCGCGGTCGATTGCGCTGAAGCCGCCGTCATCGTAATCGCGGCCATGCGAATCGCGGGGTTCGCCGTCGTCATCGGTTTCTTCGGCGTCGTCGGCGACGCTGACGGCGGCGGGCTTCGGCATCCGGTAATATGCGGCGGCGCATTCGGGGCAGATGGCGATCAGGACTTTCATATCGCCGATTGTCCAGCCGTCGTCGGTGACGTAGATATCCCAAACGCCGCCGGGATCGTGAACGACGCCTTTGCGAACCATGGCGCTCGTTCCGAGTTTGCGGTCGGGGTGCGCCTCGCAGGCGAGCATGAAACCGTGATCGGTGAACTCAAAGAGTTCGCCGCTGGTGGTGATTTCGAAACGGTCTGTCATGTTACTTTACCTCGAAGGCGTTGGTGAGTGGAACAAGATGGCCGTCAACGTCGCCGTAAACGCGCTTGACGCGGAGCCAGATGCCGTTGTCGGGGTCGTGCGAGATTTCCGTGACCGTGCTCTTGAAGCGTCGGCCAGATACGCCGCAGGCGCGGGCATATTTGCCAGCGGCTTTGAATTGAATACGGCTTCCCGGTTTGATCGTGAAGCCTCGGTGGGATTGGACGGATTGCAGTTGCTTCATGTTTGCGGTTTTTCTCCTACGGGTGTGTGAGTGATTAAACGGTCGGGTTTACGATTTTGCAGTACGACGCGGCCACGCGCTTCATTTGCTTCGTCGTGCGATCAAGAACGTTGAGCGACGTGCGGTTTACTTTCTTGACGGTGCCGATGAAGTGTGAGCCATGGCGGCTGTTTACTTGGACGAGATCGCCTTTTGAGAAGTCGCCTGCCGTCCAGAACGATTCGTTGCGATAGGCGGCTTTGAGAATCGCCATGGCTTCTTCGAGCGTGGACTTGTTTTGATCGGCAACGTTTTCGCGGATGAAGTTGAGGAAGTTGTGGTTGTATCGCATTACTTGCCACCGGCCGGGATGAACGCGGCGATATCGGCGGCGTCGGCGACGACCCATTCGCTGAACGTTGCGCGACGGACGAACTTGACGTATTCGTATTTGACGGTCATGAAGTAATCGTTGCAGTAATCGGCGACGGTCGAGCGCGAGACGGCGCCAACGTTGTCGATGAGCTCGTGCATTGCTTGCAGTACGGGGTTTGACGAATCGGAATCTTCGGGGTTCACGATGGCGAGAACGTCGTCGTGATCGTCGTAGATCACCGGCCAGAGCGGGAAGTTGGCTCTGGCAGCGGCGGCGGCGGCGATTTGCTCGTTGTGCATTTTGTTCTCCTACGGTTTCGAGTGCTTCGTGATCGGCGCTTTCGGGGGGTTCTCGTTCGCGCCAATTAGAAGATGACAGAAGTATAACATACGTCCCGATCATGCGAAAGCGAACGTCTGTTCGTCGGTTTCTGAGCGAAACTAATCAAGCCAGGCCTGTAGTTTTACGCTCCCCTGCCCCTCAGAGTGGGCTGTCCGAAAATGACGATCTCGACGCTCGCTCCCCCTACAGGGCAGGCAAGCGTGGTTTCTCTGCCGTCCAAAGTGAACGTATTCTTCAACGTTCTTCCCAACGTATTGCCGAACGGGTACCGGCCGTGCTAGGCTGGCGGCGGATGCTCGATATAGGCAAGGCGCTCGATCAGGCGATGCGCGAGCGTGATCTCTCAAACGTTCAGGTCGCTGCGGCGATCGGCAGCGCCGAGATCACGATCAAGCATTGGCGGCAATCCAAGAAGGAGCCGCGAGGGCGTGCGATCATCGCCCTGGTCAAATTCATCCCGCGCTTTGGCGAGCTTCTTGGATTGAGGGTAATCACGTGAACTTTCGAAAGGGCGACAAAATCGAAAACCTCGGCGCGGCGCGCAAGTGCCGGCTTGGCTACGTCAATCACCAGCCCGAGATCGACGCCAAGACGATCTCATATCGTTGCGCCGGCGCGCACGGCATCGAGCACACCGCTCGCATCGAGAACGTCGTGCTGCTCGCACAAGCGAGTGCCGCGTGATCGTCTGGCTGTGGTACTACGTCCTGCCCGGCGCGCGTAAGCGCCGCGAGGCGTTATTGGGCGCGACCTGCGGAGACGACGATTGCTGGATTTGCAACTTCGGGCAAGGCGGCGTGCCGACATGAACGAGCAAGCGAAGATCCTCGCCACGTTAGCCGACGAATGCAAGGATGCTCGTCGCAAACCAGCACAACTCGTCGTTGCGTTCTGTGTCGAGGCCGCCGCTAAGGCAATCGTGAGCGCGTTGTTCTCGATGCCTCGGGCGCCGCTGTCGTGAAGTACGAAGTCGAACTGAGCGACGCCATCACGCCGATCGACGAGTTCAAAGCCGAGATCACGAACAGCTACGAACGTCGTCGCATCGCAGCGGCGTCGATTGCGCTCGGCCTCCCGTCCCCCGCCGACCTGGCCAAGATCAATATCGAAAAGATGACGGCGGCCGATTGCGCGACGGCGATCAAGTTCCTCGACGAAGCCCTCGCCTCGGCGCGAGCGCGCATGGGCGAGCTCCAAGATCCCGTCAACGAAGTCCGTAAGGCCGCCGCCAAGAAAGTCACGGAAGCGATTCACGAAGCCAAAGGCAAGAAGTTGCCGCACGACTTTCTCAACGTCGAGCTAACACGATCGCCAGGCCGCCGCTCGAACGAGGACGCGCGCCTCTCCGATCTATTCAAGCTCGTCGACTTCGTGCCGGCCGACCAGCTGGCGCCCTGCCTGTGGATTGATTCCGTAGACGTACAGAACGTGACGCCCGAGGCCATCGAAGCGATCTCGATGGCCGGCGGCAAACTGCATTGGAAATGCAATCTCACGAAACTCGATAAGCTCGCCAGAGATTTCGGCGAGGATCACCCGATCGCCAAGATCATCAAAGACGCGACGCCGCGCGGCCCCGAAGGGCCGGAAGTTCTCACTATCACGCCGCGCGAAAGCGCGATGAAAACCGTAGGAGCAAAATGATCAGAGTCAAGATTGAATCGCGCGCCATGACGAGCGTCGGCTACGACAAGGCCACGCAGACGCTGGAGATCGCGTTTCATCCCAAAGACGACAAGATTGCCGTTTGGCAGTATTCCCCCGTCCCGATCGAAGTTTACGATCGCCTCGTTGGCGGCGCCGAATCAGCCGGTCGCATTTGGGCGAAAGAAGTCAAGATGAATCCGGCCGTCATTGCGCTTCGGTGCGAGGACGAGGACGACGTATGACGGACAGTAAAGAGACGCACGAGCGCATCGTCGAGGCCATCAACGCGCACGACGAACGCGGCCGCGAGCGCGAGCAGTTCAATCAGGCGTTTCTCGCGGCGCAAGCGGCAAAGCAGGTTGCCAAGAACTTCATCCAGCGCGGCGGCAAATGGCGCCTACGGCGAAAGCGGCGCCTGATCGACGCCGGCGTGCAGCCGGCCCGCGTCGTCGCGCGTCAGCAGCAAAGCGGCAACTACAACGTGGAGCTCGACGGGGCGCTCACGCATATCATCGCCCGCAACGAAAAAGGCGCATGGTTCGTCACGCGCTATAACGGTCACGGCCGCTCAGGCCTCTATAACGACCCCAAGATCGCAGCGCAACGCTACGGTCTGCTTATTCACGAATGGAAGTAGGAGAATAATCCAAATGAAAAACCTGAAAGCCTTAGTATTGCTATTGGCGTTGCCGCTGCTCGCGGTGACGCAACCCATGGAACATACGGACGACGCGCATTGCCATGCGGCCACGCAGGCCGACGATAACCCGGCGATCGTCGTGTGGTGTACGTCTGCGGCCGAAGATCACGTAACGGATGCCGAAGGCGAAAGCGGCGATTCGCGCGCGATCGATCTCGTGATGGGCGCGATGCAATTGCTCATTACGGCGCTGGCGCACCGCGAAATGGGCGACAGCAACTATCAGTATCTCGTTGACAACGCCCGCCAGGCATTACAGGAAGCCGCGCAGGCGGCGCGATCGAACCGCGTGATCTTGCTCGTCCAACACGCCCAAGAATCGTTGCCTTGAGTCTATTCAAAAAGTCGAGCGAAACCGGCAAGAACGTTCGCGACAAAATCCTGATCTTCGGGCCGACGCATACGTCCAAGACGCACGCGGCGCTCGGCTGGCCAGATCCCGCTATCGTTGACGTCGAGAACCGTGCCGGCCACTTCTCCGACCGCTTCGACTTCTTCCACGCGCAGCCGCGCACGATGGACGATATCCTCGAGGTGATCGCCGAGCTCAAGAGCGGGCGCATCGGCTGCAAGACATTCGTGCTCGATTCGTATTCGGCGATCTACGAGAAACTCGTGGCGGTCCATACGACCGTCACGAGCCCGCAGCAGGGCAAGGTTCCTGTCGCCGTCACGGACTATGCGACGGTCAACCGCCGCGTGGCGCCGATCCGCGAGTTCATCTTCTCGACGATCGACCAAGACTTGATCGTCGTGGCGCACCAGCAACAGAAGTACGATCGCGCCGGCAACAATTTCTCGAAGCGCAAGGAAGTCGAGTTCATGGGCGACGAGAAGTTCCGCTACGCGTTCGACTACGTATTCAGAACCGAGCCGACCGGCAGCGACCCGCGTACGCACGCCGTAAAGTTCGTGATCGAAAAGAGCGCTTCGCCGAAGCTCAAGATCGGCGACGTGCTGGCCGTGAAGCCGAACGAGAAGTTGTACGACGTTTTCCGGCAGCGCGTCGGAAAGGGCGAGACGGCCGCACGGTCCTCCGCGGCCGCACCGCCTTCTCCCGAGGCGGCGCCCGCGCCCGCAAGTGAGCCGCCGCAGCAGGAGCAGCCGGCGTTGCTCGATACGGCCGTGGCCAATCGTCCGCTCACGCGCGAGCAGATCGCCGCGATTGCGAAGTTGCAGAGCCAGCTTGGTTTGAATCACGGGGATATCGGCGTCTTTGTGCTCGGCATTACGGAGCACCGTTATCAGGACTACAAGTCGCTCACGGGCGGCGAGGCACAGACGTTGATCGCCATGCTCGAAAAGCAAGCCGCAGGCTCGTAATGGAACGCTTTTACTTCGTCACGCTGCAATGGAAGCGCCTCGGCGATTCGGATTGGGTATTCCAAAACGATATCATCGACGTTCACCCGCTGGCCTATCTGCGCCGCAACGTCGAGGCGTCCGATCAAGCCGTCAAGCGCTACGAGGAATACAAAAAAGGCGGCAAGTGGCAACAGCCAACGGTCGCCGAGGAATACGTGCTGCGGTTTTGGGCTGAGATCACGCGCGAGCAGTACGACGAGCATAAGGCCTGGGAAGAACGGGAGCGCGAATGAACGCCGGCAAGAGCGAGGCGCCCGACGAATTCGAGCGCCTCCGTGATGGCATGGAACGTCCGGTATATGACCGGCGGCCGAGTCCTAAACTAGAACCCGACGCACGCCATGAAGTGGATGATCTGTTGCCCGATCTGGGAGATAAACCCCACACAGGCCGCGATGGTGATTGCCATGGTAAGACCCTCCTTGCGTCGGATAGTAGCACAAGCCGGTTGCGCTACGCCATAGGTCGCATTGGAGCTCGTCTGATCGCTCGGGTCGAGGCAATCGTCATGGCGCTGCCAGAGAACGCCAGGACGGGCCGTGGCGGCTTCCGATGGGGCGATCTGGCCTGCTGGCTGATCTTCGGCGCCACGGCGGCCTATTTCGTCGGCCGCTCGGTTTTGGGGCGCTAGATATGCACAACGGTGGACAGCCTGTGTATAACTACCCCACTTATCCACAGGGTTATCCACAGTCAACCCTGGGTTATGCACAGGTTATGCACAGGCGCTCTAAGGATCGCGCGCCGCGCGTGCGCGCGCTACTACTGCTACTACTGACCGTAATTTCTAATTGGTTTACGCGCGAGGCCGCTTTTTCAAAACCTGTGGATAACGGGGATAAGTCATGACGCCGGCATTCGAGCGACTGCTGCGCGAACGCGCGGCCAGCGCGATCTGGGAGGAGGATCGGAAGCTCTTTGCCCAGGCCGCCGACTTCGCTCGCGATCTCGACCGCTTCATCGTGGCCTGCGAGGCGTCCCGATCGCCCGGCATGACGATGATCGATCTCGCCAAAGAACTGCGAGCCATGTTCCCATGAGTGACGATCTGTCGCTCTTTGATTACGTGCCGCCCAAACCGCCGGTCGATCTCGCGCGCGACTTCGAGCGCGGCATGGAAGAATCGCAGCGCTCGGCCAACGCCAAGTGGACCGACGACGAGATCGCGACGGTACGCAAAGCGATCCGCACCGTTGCCGGCCGGCTGCATACCTTCACGACCGATGCCGTCTGGGACGAGCTCGGCGCGGACTTTCCGTTTTCGAAAGGCATGGCATCGCAACTGCTTGCGATCGTGCACGAAGGCATCATCATCAATACCGGCCGCGTTGACGTATCGCGTCGAGGCGGCAAACACGGCCACGCTCAACGTCTGAGCGTATGGCAATCAACGCTAAAGTAGGAGAATCTATGAAAGAAAAGCATATGCTAGGGCGGGAGGTAATCATGAGCACAACAGCCTTGATCTTCGCTCTTGCGATCGCCGGGTGCGGCGGCGCGAAAATGACCCCGGCCCCCGGCCTTACCGGCATAGCCGGGAACGTCATTGCCCAGGGGAGTGACCCCTCGTCGACGACCTTCGTCTACGTCGTCGATACGTCCACCAATAAACTCTACGTCTATCCCGGCGGCGTCAACAATCCCGCGCCGATCAGAAGCGTGACGCCAGCTGACAAACCACACGCCGTCGTGACGGACGCGGCCGGCAACGTCTACGTTTCATCGACCGAAAGCGGCGAGATCGAAGTCTATGCCAGCGGCGCAACAAGTCTGCTCTACACGATCACCGGGTTGAATCATCCGCAAGCGCTCACGATCGACGGGAACGGCAATCTCTACAGCGCCGACGTGAACGCGAGCGTCATCACCGAATTCGCGCCAGGCGGTACGACGCCAATCGCGACGTTCGCGACCAACGCTGCGCCGCTCGGCGGTGTGGCGGTCGATTCGAATGGTACGGTCTACGTTGACGAAACGGGTGGCGTGATCGAAGCCTGCAACCCGACGTGCGCAACGCTCCCCGGCGTCACCGGCCCGAGCTCGGCGACCGGCGGTCTAGCCTTCACGGGCACGACGCTCAACGTCGCAGGCGGCCGCGTCGTGGCGCATTACGATACCTCAACGTGGACGCTCACGGGTTCGACAACCTACGGCGGCGGCATTGGCGTCGTGCGCTTCATCACCGCAGCCGGCGGCGTGCTCTCGGTGCCGTTTGCATCGTCATCGCTCGCGCCATCGGCCGTCTACGTCTCCAGCGGTCAAACGATCACCAATAGTCTGCACGTTCCCTACGGCGCGGCGATCGGGCCGTAACACTAGCGCTTCTCATGAGGTTGTCAAAATGAATCTCCGCAAACTCCCGCTCTACGCCGGCGCGGTCGCGATGATCTTCGCGGCGCTCGCGCTACTTGGCAGCAACGGAGGCAATCCGTTCACCGGCAAGCCAACCCCGTCGCCGTCGGCGTCGGCATCGCCAACTCCAACGCCGCAACCGACGCCGACGCCGATCATTAGTCATATCCCGCGAGTGACCGGCACGTATTGGCTCGGTAAATGCCAAGTCTACAACGGCAAGAAGCGTCAACCCGATCCGATCGCCAACGCGATTCTTTCGCAATACGGGACCGACCCCAATGGTCCGAGCGTGATCGCAACCGCAGCGCCGCACGTCACGTTTTCGTCTGGCGACAACGCCGGCCTTGAGGTCGTCAATCTCGCAAACAACAGCACGCCGATGCTCACAATCAACACCGTGCCCGGGGGGCACAGCCCGCCCTTCTCTCCCGGTGCGTACGGCGGCGGTTCGAATGCACAGATCCCGTGGTGCTCGACGACGAGTCTGCCGGGTTGTCCGAATGGTCCGTTTCAGATCGAGAATACCAACGCGCCGAACGATCACGATCAGTACGGCAGCGGCGACGGCCATACGGCCGTGCTCAATCAAGATACGTGCGTGCTGTATCAAGCCGGCGGTGCTCGGTGGGCCAACACCGGCGGCAGCAACGGCACGTTCTCTGCCTACAACGGATTCACCGATAACCTTTTCACCGATTACGATCATCAAGGCACGCCGTGGTCGCAGAACAAGGGCGACAACGTAACGGTGAGCGGTACGGGCGTCGTCAACTTCACGGATTACGACGACGACTTCGGAGCGAGGACGATCAATCACCCGATCGGCATGATCTTGCCAACGTCGGTCGTCGTTTGTTACAACACGTGCGGGTCAATGGGCGTGAACTATTCGCCTGGCACCGGCGGTGATGGCGCGTGTAGCGTTGGTCCGACGAAGTGTTTTATCTACGGCGATATCGTGTGGTTGCCGCTTACGTATATCTGTCCGACCGGCGACGATTGGACGTATAAGTTCTGCTTGCAACTCAAGACACAAGGGGCGGTCGTGCAGGACACGGGGTCGAGTCCGACGTTTCGATTCGGGTATGGGTTGGACGGAACGCATACGTACGACCCGACGTTGTGGTCGTACATTCACAGCCTGCCGTTGTCGGCGTTCGTGCTCGCCTGTCGCGGATGCTTAACGCCCCCGTAATGCTGCTTATGACCCTGATCGGGTGGAGTCTCGCGGCCTACTTCGCAATGGCGGTGTGGGCCGCGGCTCTACGGTACGTCAAAATCAAAGAGCGCGTCGAGCGGGCATTGCAGATCGCGCGAGCGCATACCGACTGCGGCGGCATTGATCGCAACTGCTGGTGCAGTCGAATCATGACGGCGCTAACGATGGAGAAAGCCGAATGAAACGATTCATCGACTATTGGAGCTACGACGATAATTTCGGGCATCACTTTGCGTGGGGCGCGTTAGCGTTGGTGATCTTCGTCGTAGCGGCGATCATCGGCGTGATCTTTATGGTCGCGACGGCGTTCGCTTCGACGCCGGCCGCTACGCCGACGCCGTGCGGCGGGTACGATTGTCGCGGGACGGCAACCCCGCAGCCTGGCCAGACGGCAGCGCCATATACGCACGAATGCAATCTCGGGTGGGACGAACCGTGCTTCCCGCTGCCGAGCCCGACGCCATGAACGACGAACAGGGCTTTCGTACCGGCGCCTGGCTGTGCTTCTTGGCGCTCGCGATCGTTTTCGGGTCCGTCGCCGGCGCCATGATTTCCCTGCCGCCGTTCGATCTCGCTGCGGTCGGCTATATGCTCGGGATCGCAGGCGTATCGGCATTGCTGGCGATCGCGGTGAGGCCATGACGGCCGAAGCCTTTACGGAGCAGCAGATGGGCGGCGAACGCGAACCGTTCCTGTCGATCTTTATCCCCGGCGAACCGTACCCGAAAGGGTCGCTCACGCCCATTACGCAGGGCACGCGTCTCGTCTACGACAAGCGCTTGAAACGTATGGGCAAGAAGCCGATCATCCGAATGCTGCCGGCGCACGATAAGTTGCGTAAGGACGGGACGCGCGGCGATGCGCGCAAGCGAGCGGAGATATGGACGCTTCACGTCACGACGGCCTTCAACGTCTGGCAACTGACGCATAAGCGCGTGCCGGGCGACGACGAGGCGATCCGCGCGGAGCTCGTATTCGTTTTGCCGCGCCCGCCATCGCGCAAGAAGGCGAAGTATCCGAACCGCAAACCTGATCTCGATAAGCTCGCGCGTTGCGTCTATGATTGCGCCGTGCGGGCGAAGGTGCTCGGTGAGGATTCGCGCATCGTCAAGCAGCAGCATGAGAAGATCTTCCCGATCGAGCTCGTATATCCGCAGTACAATCCCGATACGGCCTTCCTGCCGACCGGCGTTCACGTCAAGTTGTGGGTTCTGTGAACGAGGTCCGCTTCGTGCAATCGTTTGATCGGCGCGCGATCCCGTTGACGCACGTCTACGCTCGCGATCAGCTGCTAACATTCTATACGCGCACCCCGTTCGGAGGCACGACGCATCGGCATGAGCCGCGCCCGCGTACTATCTGTGGGCAGGTCATCGTGAAGCCGCGCGATCTGGCGTATCCGATCGGCACCATGTGCGAGCGGTGCGAATCGCTGCTCGACGACGGCAAAGTCCCGTCGGGGCCGATCGAAGTCGCGGAGTGGTTCGGGTGATAAAACTCGTGATCGTGCCGGTGCCATTCGACGAAGCCTGCGCCTTCGTGCGTAAGCATCATCGGCATCATCGCTCGCCGCCGGGCGCAAAGTTTTCGATCGGCGTGGCGCTCAATATCGACAACCGGCAACTTGAATCGATGATCGTCGGGGTGGCAATGGTCGGGCGTCCGGTCGCGCGCTCCTACGACGACGGGTGGACGCTGGAGATCATTCGGTGCGCCACGGACGGCACCAAGAATGCGTGCTCGGCCCTCTATCGCGCAGCTGCGCGAGCGGCGTTCGCGATGGGTTATCGCAAGGTCATCACGTACACGCGCACGGACGAAGGCGGCGCATCGTTGCGGGGATCTGGATTCAAATGCGTCGCGCAACGGCCGGCGCGATCTTGGGATACGCCAAGCCGGCCGCGCGTCGATAAGAGCGAGCCGCACGAACGGCTACTGTGGGAGGTTGTCGCGTGAGCGATCTGATCGCTCGGCTAAAGAACGAGCGCGCCGTGCTCGACGATCGCATCCGTGCGCTCGAAGCCGGTCAACCCGAGCCGCGGCGCCCGCACGATTGGCGCGGCTACGAGCTCGAAGGCCTGATCTGCGCCAACTGCTCTGCGCTCTTGCGCGGTATGGTTGATATGAGCCAGGGATGGCCGGGTTACTGCGACGAGTGGGAAGGGCCGCGCCTCTCCGGTTACTTGGACAATCTGCACCAGGCGAAGTACGAGCTCCACGATATCAAAGAGCGCATCGAAGGACTTGAGATTCGCGCGCCGATGCAAGAATGGCGGCGGCGCCTGCATTACGTTCGAACCGGAGAGTGGACGTGAGATACGCCACGGTGTGCAGCGGCATCGGTGCGCCCGAGGTCGCGTTCGGCCAACTCGGTTGGACGTGCGCCTTCGCATCGGAGATCGATCGCTTCGCGCGCGCCGTCTATACGCACCATTACCCCGACACGCCGTTGTACGGCGACTTCACCAAGATTACGGAGGAAGAACTTGGACGAGCAGGATCAGTTGACGTTCTCATTGCCGGAACTCCATGCCAGGACTTCTCTGTCGCGGGACTTCGAGCGGGGCTTGCTGGAGATCGCGGTAACCTCACCATCGAGTTTCTGCGTCTCGTTGAACGACTTGAGCCCCGCTGGCTGGTTTACGAGAACGTGCCCGGACTATTGTCGATTGACGGAGGACGGGCGTTTGGAATCTTTATCGGGAGCTTGGGGCAACTCGGGTATGGGACCGCTTACCGGATTCTTGACGCTCGACACTTCGGAGTCCCACAACGACGCCGTAGAGTGTTCCTTGTCGGACATATTGGAGGCGCATGGCAACGTGCCGCAGCGGTACTTTTTGAGCGCCAAAGCCTGTCGCGGTATTCTCAAGAGAGCCGAGAAGCGCGGGCGCACGCTGCCGCCCTTACTGCAAACAGCGTTGGAGCAGGCGTTGGCGCAGACGACAACTCCGCACAAGCCGGGCACCTCGTAGGACCGTTGCAGGGCGCATCGGAACGCGCCGGCCATCGCATCGGTGCCGACGAAGCCGCATCCGGCCAGCTGATCGCGCACACGTTGCGCGGCGACGGCTTCGACGCAAGCGAGGATGGCACCGGACGCGGCACGCCCATCGTCGTTGCCGGAACGATCGGTGCCGAAATGGGACGCAATCGCGGCCTTGGCAGCGAGCAAGAGATCGATTTGATCGTGATCGACCCGAATCAAGTGACGAGCGCCGGCAATCGGTCGAACCCGCAGCCCGGCGATCCGTCGCATCCGCTCCCGGCCGATAAGCCGCCGCTCATTGCGTTCTCGAATACGGCGGGTGATACGGCGCTTGGCGCCGGCGACGACGCGCCGCCGATCACGGCACGTAAGGGAGATCCCGGCATGATCGCCTTCTCGTCGAAAGATAACGGGCGCGATGCCGTCGCTGATCTCGCGCCAACGCTTCGCCGCATGGGGCACGACGCCGCCGATCAGAACGGTGGCGGGCAGCTGGCGGTCGCGTTTCAATGCCACGGCACGAACGTCGGGGAAATGGGCGCCGTGCGATCGGGCAACGGCGGCGTAACGGGCGGCGTGCCGTTCGTCGAGCTCGGCGCCCTTGCGGGCGTACGACGCCTCACGCCGGTCGAATGCGAGCGCCTCATGAGCTTCCCCGACGGGTACACGGACGTGATCTATCGCAAGAAGCCGGCGGCCGACGGCAACCGGCATCGCGCGCTCGGCAACAGCATGGTCGTGAACGTGGTTTCCTGGATTGGGAAACGCATCGAGCTCGTCGAAAGGCTGGCTCATGGCGAGGCTTCATAACTTTGAAGGCTGGACGACAAGTGAGGCGCTCACGATCGCGCAAGCGCACGTGCTCGATATGATGCCCGACGGTGCGCACGGCGAGATCACCGAAGTTTCGATCTGCCGCGATTGCGAAACGATGCACGTCGAAGCGAACGTCACGCTCATGGGCCGGCCGCGCTTCCTGATCGTCAACCTGTCGGCGGGAGATATCGAGCTATGAACGACGACGAGAAGATCATCGGGCATCTGTACGAAAAGGCCGTACAGAACATGAGCGAGGCGATCGCCAAGAACGAGGACGAGCTCATGAAACGGATCATTGCCATGTACGGGTACGATCCCGACCCGTCGCCGACGGCGATCTGGCGCAAGCATATCCGTCTTGAGCATCGGCACGTCGGCTTGAAGATCATCTTCGTTGACGGCACGCCCGTCTGCCGCATCGAAACCGAACCGAGCGAAGATAGCAGATCCTGGATCGTCCGTGTGGTGCTCTGTTGAAATCGGTAGCCAGAAAGGAAGCGAGAATCATAACCATAGAGCCTAGCCGTTCCCACGGCGGGAACCATAGCAAATGCGCGAGCCACGATAGCCGCGAGAACCATATTTCGCGCGCGAGCCAGCGGAGAATAGAGAACCATAGCCTTTGCGCGAGCCACGCTGTTTGTGGGAACCAAAATATAAGTGCGAGACAATAAAATGGCGCGAACCATTACTCATGATCGAGCCATACACGAAGCGCAAACCAACGCGATGACGCGAGCCACACCACGTGCGAGAACCTAGTACCACGAGCGAGTCAAAGTAATCGCTAGAACCAATCGGCATGAACGAGCCAACGCAGGGTGAGAGAACCAACATAAGAGAGCGATCCACACCTGGACGCCTTGAAACAATACACTTGCGAGAGTCATTTGCTGGCGCGAACCATGGAAAAAGAACGAGACACACTTGTAGAGTGAACCAATGAAGAAGATCGAGACACACAGGTCGTGCGAGAACCAACAGCAAGGATCGAACCAATGAAAGGGAGAGAACCTATCGCGAGGCGAGCGAGCCTGAAGGCAGAGAGAATCATAGCACCGGCGCGAGCCACGCCCCATCGGCGAGAACCATATTATGCGCGCGAGCCATATCTAGAGTGAGAACCATCTTCGTAGCGCGAGCCAACGTGAAGTGAGAGAACCAAGGAGGGAAAGCGAGCCGACCTGTGTGCGGGAACCAATAAATAAGAGCGAGCCATTCAGGACGATCGAAACAATGATCTTGTGCGAGCCTGTTTGACCTGCGCGAACCATAGAGAGTGTGCGAGCCTTGGCTCTGGAGAGAACCATAGTAGAGGTGCGAGCCAGGACCCAAGCGCGAACCGTACGATCAGAACGAGCCAATATGTTCGGCGTGAACCAATTCTAATGCGCGAGCCATCAAGAAAGAGCGAACCATTCGAAGCAGCGCGAGACAAAAGCTCCGTGAGAATCAGACCGCCCGATCGAGCCAATAGCTCCGCGCGAACCATCTGACACGGCGCGATCCATAACGAACGAGCGAACCATAATCCTAGCGAACTCTTTTCAACACAACACAGATTGAAAGGGAATCCAAAATGATCCAAAACGAAGAAGGCCTTTTGAACTCCGACGCCCTGATCGAAAAGCTCGGGCGCGATCTCAAGAGAGCCGCAGCAGGCTTCACACGTAACGAAGCCCGCTTTATCGTCGAACTGCATTACGATATGCAATCCTTCCGCATCGAAAGCCAAGGCCGCGTCCGAGCTCTCGGTGAAGCCGGCGCCCCGATCGAAACGCTGCAATACTTCCTGCGGCAAATGGAACTGATCGAAGTCGCCTCCGCAGCGGTGCTCGATTCCTACAGCGCCGCCAATCCGCTCGGGCGATGGGCGCGCGAGATCCTCGGCATCGGACCGAAGTTCGCCGCCGGCCTGCTTGCGCATATCGACATTCCCAACGCCAAGACGGCCGGGCAAATCTGGGCCTTCGCCGGCCTCGATCCGACGCGCGAGTGGAAGAAGGGCGAGAAGCGTCCATGGAACGCGCGCCTCAAAAAACTCTGCTGGCTGATCGGCGAATCGTTCGTCAAAGTGAGCGGCAACGAGAACGCCTTCTATGGCCAACTCTATAAGCAGCGCAAGGCGTACGAGACGGCTAAGAACGAGGCCGGCGACTACGCCGAGCTCGCGGCGTCGATCTTGGAGAAGAAGAACTACAGCGCCGATACGACGGCGAAAGCCGAGTACCAAAAGGGACGGCTACCAAAGGCGCATATCCACGCTCGCGCCAAGCGCTATGCCGTCAAACTGTTCCTGGCGCATTACTTCGAGGTCGGCTGTAAGCTCGCCGGCCGCACGCCGCCGATACCCTATCCGGTCGCGCACCAAAACCACGCGCATTACATTGCGCCGCCCGGCATCGATCACGTGGAGGCCGTCGCATGAAAAAGGAACTCGCAACCGGCTTCTTCATGATCGCGATGGCGGCGTCGATCGCCGGGTTGGCCGTGATCGCAACGATCGCCATTACGGCGGGAGGGCATCGCTAATGCTGACCTTCACGCTGCCAGACGGCACGAAGCGTATCTTCCCCGAGAGCAACGACGACGTGCATACGAAAGTGATCGTCCTGTTCTACAACGCCGACGGCTGGAACTTTCATTGGGAAGATACGACCGCCACACTAGCGCGCGGCGTCGGGTACGATTCGGCCTGCCGTTTTAACGGCGGCAAAGTCAACGGCAATCAGATCGAGTTCGATACGCCGGAAGGCAAATACACGCTGACCTGGGGAGATAAATAATGGCCGTACAGTTAGACGTCGAGCGCCTCATGAGCGTCGTCGATGCTATCCGCGAGCACAACGCCATGGATTGGGCCGAAGTTGGCAAGGCGATCGACGTATCGCCGTCAACGCTCGCGCGCATGGAGAAAGGCGAGCAGCCGAACGTCACGACGCTCTGCCGGCTGCTGCGTTGGTCGAATATCGACGTGCGCAAATATATCTCCGACGTTACGCAAGCCGAGCTCGTACCAACGCCGGCGATGGCGGAAGGCGGCGACGCAAATGGCGGCGACTGAGCCGCTTGCCGAAGCCTTCGAGCCTTGTTATGCGTGCGATGGCAAAGGGTGGCGGGATCTCACCGATCTGCCGCCCGGCGCCCCCGTTCGCCGGGTTCGCCAGCCGATCGACGAGCTCGGGTATCGCGTCGGGTGCGATCGGTGTAACGATACCGGATCGCTCCAGCGCGTGAAGCCCGGCGATTATTGGTACGCATGGAGCAACGCGATCGGTGGTGCATACAAGGGATGCCGTCTAACGGTGCTCGTGCTCGCCATCGTTGACGGGCTGTATCGCGCTCGCGTTTGGCAAGCGTCGGGAGAGTGTTATGACGAGTGGCTTCCGCGGTCGTGGTTCGATGGCATCGGGCTGCAACTGTGCTGCCGAATGGAATCAAAGGGGTGCCACTTCAATCACAAACGGTATCGGTATTGGTTCCCGTCGCCGGCATTCGGAGGGCCGCCATGAAGGTGCGCGTCACCGAGGAAATGGTGCGGCGGTTTTGCGAGGCGAACGCGATCGCAGGGCATGGTTCCCCGTGCGATTGCGATGGCGAATACCATAAAGGCATCCGCGCTGGCCTGAGAGCCGTTCTCTCGGGTGTCGGCGAGCTCTGCTCTCCTCGGTTCTGCGAATGCAAAAAGCCCGAGCCCGATCCGACCTATCACAATCGTTGCAAGGCCGTCGTTCGTCCAGCGCGCGACCCGATGGATGGCCGATTCTGTTACGGGTTCATTCGCGGCGTATCGGAACGTCGTGATGGGAGGAAAAAGTGAAGCATCTACTCGCGAGCGGCTGCATATCGCAGGTCACGCTCGACTTCAAATGGCGCAAGCGCATCATCGTCCCGAACCCCGAGCGATTCATCTTCGAGCCAGCAGGCGATACGCGCCTCGTGGTCATTCACGGCCGTATCACGGTCTGGAAAATCACGACGCATATCCTGAGCCGATCGTTCGAACAAAAGTTCGGCGATCTGCCGTGGTGCGAAAGCATGATCACCGTGGGACCCGGCGTCGTCATCCGGCGCCTCGTCCTCGACCCCGAGCAACTGCCGACCATGCTGCGCGTCGATCAGATCTACGATCGCGCCGAGCAAGATATCAACAGCGTGCGCTTTTACGGTATCCAAAGCATGGTCGTCGAGAGCGATATCATCAAGAAGGTCGCAGCCTTTATTGTCGTCGCAAGGCGACGGGAGAATATTGCATGACTAAGGCTCCGCAGCAGCCGTTGACGCGAGCAGACCTTCCCATCGAGTTGCGGATAAACGCAGACCGAGAGGCTTGTCCGGCCTACGCGAGAGGTTTGATGCGCGAAGCCGCAGCCGCGTTGGAACGCCTCCAATCAACGCTCGATAGACAAAAGATACTAATAAAACAGCAGCGCGAGATAATAGACCGCGCCTATAACCCACAACACTAAGACTTTACGGCATCAAAGCCGCCATCGCCAGCGCCAAGAAAGAGGGAAGCTAAAATGGAACGTGTTGACGCGCTACAAACAGAATGCTTAATCACACAAGGTAAGCTGGACGAAATGCGGCAGGCGGCCAAGACTGTAGACTCCAGGAGCCTTCGAAAAGTTTTTGCAATGGCGGATGAGGACAAGCCGCAATATGTTGAGCAGTTGGTTTGGTTATTAGATAAAATCGAGGAGATTTGCAAGCGATGACCCGCAAAGAAGCAGCACGGCGATTCCAGGCGCTGCAACAGCAGAATGACGAGATGCGTGCGTTGCTTATCGCTATCGAGCCGCGCTGCGAATACGTCGGCTGCGAGAGGCCGGGGCCACACGTTACGCACACCATCGGTGGAAGCGCGTCGGCAACCCCAGCACAGCAACAAGCGGGTAGTCCCAAGAAGAAAAGTGAGGAATAGAAACGTGATTAGGTTTTTCGCCCGCGTGTTTTGCGGGATTTTCGGGCACCGTTACGGCCTCGCGCCGGGGTATCCATCCGCAACAGACGACCGCATTTACGAGTGCAAGACTTGGGGTTGTCGGGATTGGCACGGATGAGCAACACCAACGCCCCCTACACCTCCAAGGCCCATTTTCATATCGTAGCGGGACCCGAGTCCCAGTTCGTTTCGTCGCCCATCGCGACGTTGCGTAAAGCAAGGAATCGTTTAGTGGCGGTAAAAAGCCCGAAACATATCGTTGAGTGTAGCGCCGCCACAAGGGCCGATTTCTGCGAAAGCGTTTTTGACGGTTCTATTCTTCGAGCGAAGGTGGTTACATGAGCTACACCTCCGAGGACCTTACTGCGCTCCCGAAGATTGCGGAGCGGTTGCGAAACAATATGCCGCACAATCATATTGGCGACCCCGCTGGACTGGGCGACCCGATTCTCTACTGCACAAGTTGTTGCGAAAGGCGCGAAGCCGCATCCGCGCTACTCAAGGCACACGCTGAGATAGTGAGGTTGCAGGGGCGGCTAACGAGCGTTACCGCGTTCGCTGATAGATGGGACGCAGACGGCGTGATAGGCACAGCCGAGTGGTGTGAACTGCGCCAAACCGCAAGCCGCTTGGAGGGCAAATAATGCATGAAATGACGCTTCGTTATATTGCGGGATTCTCGCTATTGGTAGCGGTTCTGTTGGCGCTATTTTGCCCCGTAATAGCCCAGGCACTATGGATTTTGAAGAAACGTTTGGACGCTCATAGCCTACAAAAAAGCGCAAGGTATTCTCCACCCAAAGACGACCCGCGCTTGGAGGGCAAATAATGGCTGCTGATGAGTTTTGTAATCCGAAGAAGTTTTTATGGTGGACGTACTCGGCCCACGACTGGCAAGATTTTCAAGGCATGAACTGGGATTTGCCCGGCTATTCCCG